CTGTGATGGGTAGTTTCCCTTATCCCAGGAATGGAATTATAAAAATTGATTATGAGTTTATATTAATCTTTAAAAAGCCTGGCAACGCACCTATGGTTTCTAAGGAATTGAAGGAGAAATCAAAATTAACCAAGGAAGAGTGGAATAAGTATTTTTCAGGTCACTGGAACTTCAATGGAGAGAAGCAGGGTAAGCATCCAGCTATGTTTCCTGAAGAATTGCCAAGGCGGCTTATAAAAATGTTTAGCTTCATTGGAGACACTGTTTTGGATCCATTTTTAGGTAGTGGCACTACAACATTAGCTGCGAAAAATCTAATTCGAAATTCAATTGGTTATGAAATAAATGAAAAATTTTTATCAGTAATTAGAGATAAGGTTGATATAGATAATAATGAGCTTATCCAAATTGCTAATTTTGAGGTTATTAAACAAAAACCATTGAATATAGATTGGGAATTAGAGATTGCAAAGTTGCCTTATCATTTTAAAGATCCTGTTAAGTTTGATAGAAAAATAGATCCAGGAGATTTAAAAATAAGAGAATTTTAATTACAGGCTTCCAGCCAGAAAGCCCCTTACTTTAGTGAGGAAATGAATGGCTTTTTCTATTGACAACAATGCTGATATTTGGTATACTATCAACAATGAGAAAGACCTATCTCTATAGAGCTAAGATAAATAAGCAAACAGAAGCTAACTGCAATAAATGGCTTGATGTTTGTAGAACTCTTTACAACCTTGCTCTTGAACAGAGAATTAGTATCTATAAACAGCGCCACAAGAATATTTCCGCTTTCCAACAAATGGCACAACTTCCTGAATTGAAAAAATCCTCTGTTGAATTTAAGGCGGTAGGTTCTCAAGTCCTTCAAGATGTTATTCAAAGACTGGATAAGGCATATAAAGCCTTTTTTCAAAGAGTTAAAAAAGGTAACGGTAAGGTTGGTTTCCCCCGCTTTAAATCCAAGAATAGATATGACTCTTTTACTCTTAAACAATCTGGATGGAAACTTGAAGGCAGATACCTCTATATTAAGAATGTTGGCAGGTTTAAACTTTTTCTGTCCAGACCCATTGAGGGCAAAATCAAAACTATAACTATTCGCAGAAGCTCCACAAATAAATGGTTTGTGTCTTTCTCTTGTGATGATGTGCCTGTTAGAAAACTTCCTGAAACCGCCGCAGAAGTAGGTATCGATGTTGGCATTAAACATTTTCTCGTAGATTCTCAAGGAAATTTTGTTAAAAATCCTAAATATTTTAAACAATCCGAAAAGCTGTTGAGACGCAGGCAAAGAAGTCTTTGCAGAAAGAAAAAGGGTTCTAATAGAAGAAATAAGGCAAGACTTCTTGTTGCTAAAACACACGAGAAGGTGGCTAATCAGCGTAAGGACTTTCTCCACAAGGTTGCAAATGCCTATATAAATAGATTTCAGACCATCTATATTGAAGATTTGAATATTAAGGGTATGGTTAGGAACAGACATTTGAGCAAGTCTATATCTGATAGTTCTTGGGGCATGTTCTTTAGGTTTTTGACTGAGAAGGCGGAAGGTGCTACTCGTCAAATAGTTAAAGTTCCACCCTATAACACCAGTCAAGTTTGCTCTGGGTGTGGTGAAAGAGTCCCAAAATCTTTGTCTGTTCGTATCCATAAATGTCCTTTCTGTAATACTATTTTAGACAGAGACTATAATGCTTCTCTGAATATTTTTCGGCTCGGGCAGAGCCGTCAGGCGTTAACGGTTGGGTTGCCGACCGTTGCCTGAGAGTCTCCTAAATTTATTCAGGAGAGTGTCAATTATGAGAATTGATTTATTAAGTTTTGAAGTTCAGAATTTTTTATCAATTGGATTTTTTAAACATGATATTGACCGTGGAATAATATCTATTCAGGGAATAAATAAGGATGATGATAAGGCTAGCTCTAACGGTAGTGGTAAGTCCAGTATCTTTACTTCTGCTATAAGATGGTGTCTATTTGGTAAGGCAGGTAAAGATATAACTTCAGATGGTGTTATAAACGAGATAGTTGGTAAAGACTGTCACGTATTTGTTACATTTAAGGTTGGTGATGAATATAAAAGAATAGAAAGGTATAGAAAGGATACTTTACATGGTGATTCAGTAAGGATTTTTACATCTGCTCCTGGTAGTACTGATATATCTTATGATATTTCAAGGCATACTAATCAACAAAATCAACAGTTAATAAACAATATATTAAAAGATGTTTCTCAAGATCTTTTTACATCTACAGTAATTTTATCTTCTGAGGGACTGGAAAATAAGTTCTCAAGTTTAACTGATTCTGGGAAAAGATATGTTATAGAAAAGCTACGTGATTATTCATGGATTTCAAAGTGTCAGGAAATCACTTCCAATGAGATAAAGATTATTAAGGATGGAATATCCTCTTTGCAAGTTAATATTGAGAAAGCTAAGGCGGTTATTGATAGTCTTAAATCTCAGGAAGATAGACTTATTAAGTTGATTGAATCAAATTCAATGGAATCCTTAAATAATGAAGCTGAAAATATTGAAAATTCTATTAATCAGACTAAGAAAGAGATAGAGAGTCTTGAAACTAAATTATTATCTATTAATGAGGAGGAGCTTCTTAGGCAGAAAGAGAATTTAAGTAATGAGATTGTTAGCATAAACTATAATATGGTGGTAGCTGAAAATGTTATAAAGGATACCAATGATCTGATTAATAATCCAGAGAAGAGATGTAGGCTGTGTGGAACTTTATTATCAAAAGCTGATCCAGATGCGATAGCGGATGCTAAAGTTCGGGGTGCTTCTGCAAAGAGAGATCTTGATTCTTATATCGTTAAAAGAAAGAGTATTGAGGAGAAACTATCTGAAGTTAATAAAGCTATATTAGAGATTACAAATATTAAGAATAAATTGTCCAGTTATAAATCTACTCTTTCCAGTCTTAATTCTAAGCTTGATGCTCTAAATAGAGTTAGATCTGATAGATCTAATACTATTGATCAGTATAGGGTTTCTCTTAAAGAGAATAGAGAAGAGCAGGATAGAAATAATGAGATAATAAAGAAGTCTCAAGATAAGATTGATAGATTAAATTTAGACTTATCTCTTTATAATGTAATAAATTCTGATGTTTACGGAACAAAGGGAATTAAGGCATATTTAATAAATAAGGATATTGATTTTCTTAATGAGAGATTGAAAGAGTATAGTAGTTATTTATTCTCGAATGGTTATTGTCAATTATTTCAAGAGATTCAGGATGATGGTAGTGTTCCAAAGATTACTATTGGATTAGTATCCACCTTATCTTCAAAACCTTCTAGATCTTATTCTAATCTCTCCCAGGGGGAGAAGAGAAAATGTGATATAGCTATTCAACTTGCTATTCACGATTTGGTTAGTTTGCTTAGTTCTGTCAGATTTAATTTTCTTGTTCTTGATGAGATTTTTGATAATATTGATTCTGCCGGTATTAAGTGTGTAATTGATCTTCTTAAGGTCAAATCTCAGTCTGTTGATGTAATCTATCTTATTACTCATAATCCTAATATAGATCGTTATATAGATAAAAAGATTTATATAGTTAAAGAAAACGGAATTTCTTCTCAAATGATAGTGTAGATTATGTCTCTTTCAGTAGATATTGGAATTCTAGAATATACAGAGGATGAGTTGGTTAAATATTTAAGAGATGAAGCTGGCTCAAGTTCTCCATCATATTTTTCTTCTAATAAGTTTGGTGGCTTATATCTTCAGCAGATTCCAGAAGAATATGCAAAACTTCTTAAGTGGCTCCAAAAGCAAAAATTTCAATTATATCTAGAACTTGGTATTGGGGATGGTGGATCATTTTTACTTGACACTATGTTTCAACCATCTTTGAAGATATCGGTTGCAGTTGATAATTGTTCATATTGGTCAGAACAGAGAGGAAGAATTACCGAAGTGCTTCATTATCTTGAATATAATAAAAGTTCATGTTCTGTAAGATTTATAGAGAAAAGTACAGACGATTTTTTCAAAGATAATGATTTGGTTTTTGATTGTATATTTATAGATGCTGATCATTCATATGAGGGCGTTAAGCGAGATTATGAGAACTCATTGAAGATATTAAATAATAATGGTTATATCATCTTTCATGATATTAACTCTCGACAATGTCCTGGTGTTGTCAAACTCTGGAATGAGGTAAGTAGTCAAGATGATCTTACTTTTATTGCTTCAGGGAATTGTGGTATTGGGGTTCTTTTTCCTTTTAAGTAGTATAATAGAATAAAAATTGTTTGGGAACCTTTTATCGATATTATACGTTTTAAATATGAACAGTAAAAGGAGATAAAGATGAGAGCTTCTAAAGAAGAAGATGTTGAGATTGAGATTGCAAATTCAATACTTTCATTTGTTCAAAATTTAGATGAGGAGGATTCCCTTGAGTTTGCAAAATTGTATATGAGATCTCTAACTAATTCTGGACTGAAATTTGATTATCATGAAGTTATTAATCATGTTGCTGATGTCGATGTTCGTTTCCAGGAAGTTGTAAATATGGAGGACTTGAATAATGAGTAATTATGATGACTTAGCTGATAGGCTGGCTAAGTCAAAAATGACTGAAATTGATATGCTTTTGACCATTTTAGAATGGCTATATTCCCAGCCTGACTTTGACTATGACTCTTTCTATGATCGCATTAATCAGTTGAATCCAAGAAATGCTATTTATTTTGATCGGTTGTTGTCAATGAGAATTTTATAATAATTATGGCAACAACTCACAAACTTATAATTGGAAATTGTATGGTTATGGAAGAGATAGCTGACGAAACTGTTCACTTAACGGTTACCTCGCCTCCATATTTTAATGCTCCTTTTGATTATAAGGGCTTATTTAAGAGTTATGAACAATATCTTGAAGTGTTGCGAGGATTTGCAAAAGAGACCTTTCGTGTTTTGCAAGAAGGAAGAGTAGCAGTTTTAAATATTGATGATATGTTAATAAACGGGGAAAAATTTCCGATAGTTGCGGATGCAATAAAAATCTTTCAAGGAGCTGGTTTTAGATATAGGGACAGAATTATTTGGAAGAAACCAGACGGTTATCTAAGAATTAGTCGCAGAAGTGGCGTCATTCTTCAAAACCCGTATCCAATGTATTTTTACCCTGATAATCTTTTAGAAAGCATTATCATTTTTCAAAAAGGAAACTTTAATTACCGTTCTATCCCAAAAGAGGTTCGTGAAGCTTCAAAAATCGATACAAAAGAGTTTTTAAGTAAGAAATGGTATATGACACTTTGGGAAATGAATAATGTTTTACCCGGCTCTCCTTTAGAAAAGAACATTGCGGCTTTCCCTTATGAATTGCCCTATCGTGTTATCAAACTATTTTCTTATAAGGGGGAGACGGTATTAGATCCGTTTGTTGGTAGTGGAACAACAATGAAAGCCGCAAGAGATTTAAGTAGAAATAGTATCGGTATTGAAGTTAAAGAATCATTAGTCCCAATTATTAAAGAAAAACTGGGTCTCGGCGATGTACAAGGCGATCTTCTTTTAGATCAAAATGATAAGTTAGAAATAATTTATAGAAAACCAGGTGATTATGAACCTATCAGCTAAAATAAGAAATAAGGAATATGAGTTATTTCTTTTGGGGGGTATTTGATGAACCAGGGATACTGGTACGTTGATTTTATTGACGACATTAATAAAAAAGATGCTGATATTATACGCCAATTTTTAGGATGGAAAGTTAAGGATATATTAGGAAGTAAGGAATTGTTTCATAAGTTTAAGCTTGATGAATTACATAATTTTGATAATAAGTTAGATTTATTATTGGAAAAATATGATGATATGTTGTTTATTGAGGCATGTAAATCACTTATCTTTTTGGAGTTTTTGGATTTTTTGTCAAGATTAGATACTTATATTGAGGCACTAAATGAAAATAATATCTATGTTGGGAAGCCTGGAGATCTTGAGTTGAGGGAGTTTGTAAAGCAATCTATTGATCATGGAGTGTTTCATGTGTCTATGATCTCTTATGTAGGTCTGGGATATCTCGTTGAATTGTTTTTGTGGAATAAGAAGAGTGTTAAAAACTCGTTTGCTAAGAAATTTTATAAGGAGTTTTCAAAAGTTATTAAGAATTTTGAATCTTTGATTAAGAAACATGGTGGACAGATAATAAGTAAGATTGATGAATCATATCAGAGAAATACTAATAGAGGATGAGGGTTTTTAGATATGGTGCAAAGATATCAATTTAAAAGAGTTCAGAAGGTTATCAGTACTCTTCTTGAGTCAAATCCATCTGGTGGTGTAAGTGTTGAAGAAATTTTTTCGAATTGTGCCCGTTTTCCAGATCCTCCTACTATGGAAGATGTAGAGGGTACAATTTCTTATTTAAAGAATAAAAGCGTTATTTCTGATCATCCCCAGGGTGGAATAATTAAATTTGGTGTCGATCCAGTGATGCATCATCTTAATATGACCGAGGATGAAGAGAAAGAATTAGAGAAAGATATTCACGAAGCTTTTAAAGAACAGGAACAGAAATCTGCTGTTAAATAATTATTAAAGGATCTTTGGAGGTAAAAATGAGGCCAATTGGACTTAATGAGTTGAAGTTTAATGACAAAGGGGATATTGTAGTAGAGCATGTTAATTATAGAATTATTGAGCGTGATGGTAAGAAGTTTGCTGAACCTGTTGGTATTGGTAGGGGTCATGTAGGAATAGGAGATGGGTTTATATCAATAGATGAGTATTTCCCATTGGAAGATATACCATGTGATGAGTGTGGAATTTATGGTTTGGTTCACACGCTAAATATAGGCAAATATGTGTGTGCTAATTGTGGAGCTATCCTTACTATATCCCCATCTTCTAAGTTGCATATAAAATAATATCTATAACATAAATTTAACGGTCAACAGTTAGAATAGGAGGTAAACAATGATTGAGCGTCCTGATGGTACGAAAGTATGGTACCTAAATGGTCATCTTCACAGGGAAGATGGACCTGCTGTTGAAAAACCAGATGGAACTAAACTGTGGTATCGGAATGGCTATCTTCATAGGGAAGATGGACCTGCTATTGAGTTTCCTAGTGGTACCCGTGCGTGGTGTAAAGATGGTAGGCTTTACAAGATTGAATATTCTAATGGTGAAATAGAGCTGGTTTAACAATAGATAATATGTCAAAAATTTATGATATTAGATCTATTGATCATCAGATATCCCATGATCATTTAATCTCTAAATATTTTCCATATCCTTCTTTTAGGAAGTATCAAAAAGAGACTATTGATTTTATTCTTCAATTATTTGATGATGGGGAGAAGGTTGTTGCAGTTGAGGCTCCGGTGGGATCTGGTAAGTCTGTAATTGGTTATACCGTTGGAATGGCTGTGGGGAAATCTTATTTCCTTACTACTCAGAAGATTTTACAATCTCAGTTTATTAATGAGTTTCCGTCTACAGCTTTGATATGGTCTTCAGACAATTATTATTGTGATAAATCTCCAGTTCCTGATACTACCTGTGCCCAGGGATTTTGTAGATTTTCTCTTGACAGTGATATTAGAAATTTTTGTGTTTATAAAATAGCTAAAAATAGAGCTGCTCAATCTAATTTTGTGGTTTCTAATTATTCTTATATACTTAATGAGTATAACTATAGTGCTCCTGATGCCCGTAAATTTGATTCTTGTGATTTATTAATACTTGATGAAGCTCATAATCTACCGGAGGAATTAAGAAAGTTTTTGACTTTTAATATAAGCAATAAAGAAGTTCATGATCTTGGTTTCAAAGAGTTTGAATCTATATCGATCAATGATGACCTTTCTGATAGTGAATTAAATGGTGTATTGGAGAAGATATTGCATGTGGTTTCATCATTTCTTTATGAAAATGAGGATAGATTTCACGAGTTATCTACTAGGGTATATAATAAAAAAGTGAAATCATCTGATAATGATTTTCTGAAGAAGTATAGTAATAGTTTTTCTTTAAGAAAAAAGATAAATAACTATTTTGAATATTCTGGTGATATTGAGTTTATAAGACAGTATTTTGAGTATGACTCAGCAGTTTCTCTTATTCCAACTGAGGTTAATTTGATGGCTTATAATATTCTTTATAAGATATCGAAGAAGATATTGCTGCTCTCAAGTACATTTCTTGATCCTAAAGCTTTTTGTCATTCTTCGGGAATTCCTGAAAAATTTTTTAATCTTATTAAGATGCCGTCTATGTTTCCTAAAGAAAACAGACCTATAATAGTTAGGGCAGTTGGTAAGATGACTGATGGTAAAATAAATGAATTGATGCCGAAACTATCTAAAGTTGTTAATGATATTCTGAAGCAGCATGAGAATGATAAAGGTATTATACATGTACCGAGTTATAAGATAGCAAGAGGACTTGGTATCCATGACCAGTCTAAGAGGTTATTACTTCATACTAATTCCTCAAGAGGTGAGGTATTAAGGTTTTTTATGGAGTCGAAAGATCCCCTTGTTATGGTATCCCCCTCGATGTATGAAGGTCTTGATTTGAGGGATGATCTGTCAAGATTTCAAATAATAGTGAAAATTCCGTGGCTTGGTTTAGATGATGTTTATGTTAAAATGATGTCTAGGAAGGATTTTAAGTGGTATATATGGAGAACCGCAATAAAGATTGTTCAGGGCTATGGAAGATCAGTAAGAAGTGAGGAAGATTATGCTGTAACTTATGTTCTGGACGCTGATTTTCCTGATTTTATAGATAGAAATAAAAGATTGTTTCCTGAATATTTCCTGGAAGCTATAAAATATGAGAGAGAGGCAGTTTAGTAAAGGATCAAATATTTTATGGATAACTACCTACCAATTAAGGTTTGTGTTAAAAATATAAATCAGCATGGAGCAGTACTTCGGCAGTTATTTTCTTTATTTCCTAAAGAAGATATTTATTTTGAATTAAATGATAATGGAGTAAATATTTATTTACGAGAATTAGATTTTTTTTCATTTTAAAAACAGTATCCAAACATTAGCTAGAAGTTCAGATAGCGAAGTGGCTGAATTATTAAACTTAATATTTTACAATGTTGAAAAAATAAAAAGTTATGGATTAAAAGGCAAAAAAAGATTATATGTTGGCTATGACAAAGAAAGAAAAGTAAAGAATAGAGAGGTGAAAGAAAGAGAACGTGGCATTTATTATTATGCAAGAGGGCATAATTTTTCTGAACAGAATAATAAAATTCCTGATGAATTCTTGAATAAAATAATAGTCGGAGACAGCGAACAAGTTTTAAAGAAATTTCCTGATAATTGTGTTGATTTAATTTTTACTTCTCCGCCGTATAATTTTGGTTTGGACTATGAAAATCATAAAGATGGAGTTAACTGGAACGAGTACTTTAATAAACTTTTCGCTATATTCCAGGAGTGTATAAGAGTTCTTAAATATGGCGGTAGAATTATTGTTGATGTCCAGCCTTTATTTTCAGATTATGTTCCTATTCATCATATAATTTCTGATTTTTTTATTAAGAATAAACTTATTTGGAAAGGCGAAGTTTTATGGGATAAACACCATTATAGCTGTAAATATACTGCGTGGGGAAGTTGGAAAAGTCCAAGCAATCCTTACTTAAAATACACTTGGGAATTTCTGGAAATCTTTTGCAAGGGCGACTTAAGGCATGGAGGAAATTGGAAAAATGCTGATATAACTGCTGATGAGTTTAAAAAATGGGTTTATGCGAAATGGGATATTCAGCCCGAGTATAACATGAAGAAATACGGGCACCCTGCAATGTTTCCTGAAGCTCTTGCCGAGCGAGTGTTAAAATTGTTTAGTTATAAAGGAGATATAATTTTAGATCCTTTTAATGGTGTAGGAACAACCACCGCCGTAGCTAAAAGATTATCCAGAAATTATATTGGTATCGATGTATCCGAAGACTACTGCAAAAAAGCAGAGGATAGACTTAAAAATACTTAATAGAAAGAAGCAGTTTAGTGGTGGGAACCTTTTGTTGATTCATTACGTTTTAAATATGAATAAACAATGGAGGCAGAAATGATTAAAATTCATCAAATCTCCCCTGACGGGGAAAAAGAGGTTCCTATTCCACCGATTCCAGGATTTTTCAAGCTGGATAGAGCTAGACTGTTCGGGAGGCTCGAATCGACTAGAGCCGGTAATAATTATAGCTGGCTCGCCTCACGACCTCTCCGGGAGCTGATGAATGCAGCTCCGTTTCAACCATACCTTGACGTCCTCCTGGAGGACGTTGAGGTCTACCTGCTCGGCTTCCATAAGAAGCCAGAGCATCCAAACATACGAATCGTTAACATACGTTTCGTTGATGACCCCCAATCGTGGTCGGGAGAGCGATGGGGAGCCGTCAACGAGGATATTCGCCCATACTGGGTGATATGGGGTGGAAGTCTTGTCGATAGTCCGGCTTTTGTCATGGCGGCAAAGGCTGAGGATTGCACCTTTCGAAAGGATAGACAAGACCTGTTTGATAGTCTTTATATGGAGTCCAACTCCAAACCTCTCTATCAGGGTCATTTGGAGGTTAAACATATCTCCAAATTTAAAAAAGAAGATGAGGACTATTGGAGATGGCAACTTCCTGAGAAGTTTGAACATCTTGTTCATCACCCTAATAGGCCTGTTATTCTATACAACCACGCAGTTTTTGCTGAAAGCGTGGTTGCGCTTGATAATCAGCGCTTGGTCTATATCAAAGATCCACATTACCAAGGGCTGATCACAAGTCCTGATCATCCACTCGAGTCTGTACAACTTGGTGAGGGATGGTGGTTACTGCAACATCCTGTTCCAGCCGGAAGAGTAGATTAATATTTAAAAATAATGGAGGTAAGTAAAATGACTTATGAAGAATTCGTCCAGGCAGAGAGAGAAAGGCTTTACGGGCCTGTCCGTGATGCAATCCGTGAAGGTAAACCCTTCACCACACGCCAGTGCCAAGAGTGTGGTGCTGAGTCCACTTTGTTTTTCGGCTTTATTAGTGGATGTCGCTACAACGGAGGCTCTCATCAGAACATTGTTGAAGTTCCAACCGATCTCAAGAATGAGGCAAATAAGCTACGTGCAGCATACTCATGTGCGACGTGGTTTGATCGGGAGAAGTTTGATAAGTATTTCCCTTCCGATCTTGCAGAAAAGTTATTTTCAATGGTGATAAAATAGGAGGTAAGAAACTAATGAAATTTACTCATCATTTTGTTATAGACCGAACCGAGCTGATAAAGCTTTACGAGGACTCGGTAGCGAGTAATGATACCTTATCTTCTGTTCGCAACCTTGAACGGTACGAAGCTCCCTGGCTCGAAGACTGGTTGGGCGTTGATCGAGTCTCTATAGAGATTAAGAAATACTATATGTTGACCCCAAAAGGAGAAACCTATGAGGAGAGAGTATTCCTCGTGGTTGAGGATGACCCTGTCCTAGCCTGGATAACTGAATTTAATCAAAAAGGTAGAGGTTAAAATTGTTTGTCCCATCAAAGATATTTTTCACTAAAGGTGTTGGAAGGCACAAAGATTATCTTAGTTCATTTGAGCTTGCATTACGTGATGCAGGAATTGAAAGATGTAATCTTGTGTCTGTTAGTAGTATTTTCCCTCCTGGTTGTAAAAGGATAAGTTTGAGTGAAGGGCTAAAAGAGATTCGGAGCGGTCAGATAACATTTACAGTTATAGCACGTAGTTCTACAAATGAACCAAACAGGCTTGTTGCTGCATCTGTAGGTGCTGCTATCCCCGCTGATGGAGGGCAGTATGGTTATTTGTCAGAATATCATTCTTTTGGTGTGAATGAGAAATCCGCTGGTGATTATGCAGAGGATCTAGCTGCACAAATGCTTGCTACGACACTTGGCGTAGAGTTTGATCCAAATGTTGATTGGAATGAGCGTGAACAGGTTTTTAAGATGTCTGGAAAGATAGTGAGAACTTTTAATGTGACTCAGACCGCTGAGGGTGACAAGAATGGGTTATGGACTACCGTAATTGCAGCAGCTATTCTGTTGCCATGATAGTTGTTTTTAAAAATGGATAGAAAAACGTTACATAATCAAGCAATCAATTTTATTAGAGACAGGCTTGAACATGGTGCTTATACTTACGATGAAGTGTGTGAGTTATATTCGGGTTTCACTAGAAAAGCATTTTTGAATAGAAATGTTAAAAGAGAGCTCGAAAGATTGATGAATGATTATCCACTGTGGCTTGCACCGAAAGGATTTTGTTGTTTTCGTAGTGGAAAGATTAAACCTCAAAGATAAGGAAATGAAGAAATTCTATCCAGAAGGTTTTAACGAAGAACAGACTACGGTTTGGAGCTTTAAACAAAGAGGTAGTTGGGCAACACATAGTGGAGATTACAGAGGTAATTGGTCTCCGTATATTCCAAGAAATGTGATTCTTAAATATTCAAAGCCTGGGGAATTAGTTTTAGATTATTTCTGTGGGGGAGGAACAACTGCTGTAGAATGTAAGCTTTTGGGTAGAAAGTGTATAGCACTTGATATTAATGATAAAACTATTGAGCTAGCAAGGAAAAATGTAGGTTTTCAAATAGAATCACAGCAGTTTGAGGTTTATGAACCTGAACTTAAAGTTGGTGATGCTAGAGATTTATCTTTCTTACAGGACAATTCTATAGACTTAATCTGTGCTCATCCTCCTTATTCAAATATTATTCATTATACTGATTCTAAAGAAGGAGATTTATCATTTCTTGATATAGAGGATTTTCTAAAAGAGATGTCAAAGGTTGCCAGGGAAAGTTTTAGAGTACTGAGTCCCGGTAGACAATGTGCTATTTTGATAGGGGACACTCGTAGAAAGAAACACGTGATTCCGTTAGGCTTTAAACTTATAGATGTTTATTTAAACGCAGGATTTAAATTAAAGGAACTTGTTATTAAGAGACAGCATAATTGTAAGACTACAGGTTTCTGGTATACTAATAGTATAAAATATAATTTTCTCCTTTTAGCTCATGAATATCTACCTATTTTTGAAAAACCAGAAGGGTGTGATGAAAATTTTGGATAAACCTCAAACTACAACAGTATGGATTTTTTCTAATGAAAATTTTGAAAAACAGTTGGATGAAAATATAATTGGTAGGTACTCAAAAGATGATAGTTATTCAATTATAACTTTTATTCCCCATTCTGAAAATAAAATAGATTTTTTAAAAGATAAGGAGTTGTTGTTTATTAAGTCTCCATTTTTGAGTAGTAACCTTTCTCATTTAATTATTAAACAGTATTTAAAGGAGATAAAAGAAATTGTAGATCGGGGGTTACCCAGCATAAGAAGGGGTGGATTCCTGGTAATCCAAACGCAGGATGTAAGAATAGATGGATATATAGAACCTCTAGCCAAAAGAATAATAGATATATTGGTAAATGATGACTTATGGCTTAAGGAAATAATAGTTGCTACTAAACAAGGATTAAATTTAAATTCCCAAGAGTCAATAGATTATTTAAAAATAGTTCATCAGTATTTGCTCGTCTATGATAGAAAATAACCAGAAAATTACTAAGTTAGATATAAATTACAAGCGAACTTGTAATTGTCCCTTATCTCATATAAACTGCTTGACTGCAAAAGAATGGGTAAAAGGACAAGTTGCGATTTGGGAATTATACTATGAAAAAAGGGATACCCGAGATAAGGATATTCACCCTGCTGTTTTTCCAATCGCCTTGCCCAAAAAATGTGTTGAACTTTTTACTCATAGAGGGGAATTAGTATTGGATCCCTTCGTCGGAATTGGCACTACACTAGTTGCGGCGAAAGATTTAAGTAGAAATGCTGTTGGTTTTGATTTAAGTCAGAAATATATCGATTTTACAAATGAAAGATTAAAAGAGTCTAATTTGTCTTTATTTAAGGAAGATACAAAACAAGTTGCTATTTGTGATGATGCAATAAACATTCCTGGATATCTCGAGAATGAGACGGTGGCTTTATGCATTACTTCCCCGCCTTACGCCAACATGCTAAATCATAAAAGATTAAACAAAAGCCTGCGAAGCGATTTAAGAAATAATAAGCATTACAAAAAGATCCAGCAGTATTCCTCCAATCCACGAGATTTAGGCACAATGAAAATCAAAGAATATATAGAGGCGTTGGTAGAAATTTATAAAGGGATTTTGCCTCTACTAAAACCGAGAGCCCATTGCGTTATTAATGTCAATGACTTATGGGAAGATAATCATAGATATCCTACGCACTCCTATATTATTGAAGCGATGGAAAAGATAGGTTATGAATTAAGAAATATTATTATTTGGGACAAAAGAAATTTAGTTAATAAGGTCGGTATTTTTGGTTATCCAAGTAATTATATAACATTGAGCACGACTTTCGAATATATACTTGATTTTTGGAAACCGTAAAGTTATTATTTAACTAATTAGATGAGAGTATGAATCATGTTTAATGTTCCAGTAAAGCTATACGATGCTACTTCAGATCCAGATACTTTTTGTTTTAAGTGTGGTCACAGACTTACAAAGTCTAATTCCTGGTCTAGCTGGGAATGTATTGATTGTCATGAAACTGATCTGGAAGAGAAAGGAGTATATCGTAGAGATTTAATAGATGCATTTTATGAATATAACAGTCCTAAAATATCAAAGTCTACTGTGGCATTAATTTCTTCAATTATTTTGTTGCCAATTGGTATTTTCTATTATAGAAAACTGAGAAGAAAATGAGGATATGGTCTCTTCCTCCCAAAATGTTAGTAAATGTACTTTTGTTGAAGGAGCATATTGAACTTCATTTTGTCTTAAAGGAGCTGGATAAATGGAGTAGATTCTTTTTTGAGATAAGGGAGTCTATTCCTGAGGATCTTGCTATGTATGTAGAGCACGGCGGTGTCTTTGTTTCAGATAAGAATATTCATATTCTTGATTATCTTTATTCTAAATGGAGGGAGATGGGTGGGCGTCATGGATTTTATTCTCGTAATCAGTATGAAGTTAAGAGGTTTTGGGGAAGGGTTCCTTATTTATATTTCTTGCATCAAGAATTAATAGAGGAGATGGAAATAAGGTTTCATAATCCTATGTCTAGTCATCCTACTAAGATTACATTGGATGATTTTCCAGATTTTCAGAAGAGCACTTTATTTACTGCTTTTACTGATTATTTTAATCCAGATAAGGATTATCTCGATATAACTGAAAGACTTAGGACTTATGTAAAGAATACTGGTGCTAGAGAACCACTTAACATAGATATTATTAGGCTGTATTCTGCAATAAACAGCGGAGTTGGTGATATTTCCAAACTTATAGAGATTGAGTCATCAAGGGGGGTTTCAAGGGAAAGGTTAAAGTATTATTTAGCGATTGCTGATTTCCTTGAGAAAAAAGTTATAACTATTAATGATGATGGGAGCGATTTAGTAAATGCCGCATAATAACTGTAAGTTTTATGATTCCTGTCCTTTTGGTTCAAAGCTTCATTTAGCCAAAAATGTTAATATTCAGGGGGATGGATCAGAAGAACCTGAAATAATATTTTTAGGTATGAATCCTGGAGCTCAAGAAGATAATGAAAACAGAGTATTTGTTGGACCTTCTGGTAAATTGCTGAGAGATTCCCTTAAAGAACTTGATTTTGATTTGAGTAAAGTAAGGTTTACTAATGCTGTAAGATGTCTTGGAAATGGGGAACCTCCTAGTGAAGTATTAAATATTTGTAGAATATATTTTGAGGAGGAATTACTTAGATTTTCAAAGTCTGTTAAAGTTATAGTCCCTCTTGGCAGTTTTGCTTATTCAGCATTATTTCCGAGATCAAAGGATAGTATAATGTCAGTTGCTGGTCAGCTGATGGATTATAATCTTTCTGGGGTTACCTTTAAAGTAATTCCTAATTGGCATCCAGCATTTCTTTTAAGACAGGGTGTTCATCCATATCAGCTTAAAAAGTGGAAAGATAATTTTCTTAAAGTTAAACAGTATTTGAGGGGTGGCTTATCATTAACGGAGTTGCCGTATGAGATACTAACTCCTGATAAGTTTTTTGAATATGCAAATTTTTTACTGGAGTCTTATCATGATGGTAAGATTGATTCTATAGCTTATGATATAGAGTCGAATGGGGTTTATGGTGAAGATATTCTCCCTGCTTATGCCTGGAAATATGATATTATTACATTTTCTATAGCAGATTCTCTGACAAGAACTGGATATTCGGTTGGTTATCATCATAAAGACTTATTGAGCATAACTTCAAAAGAGGTTTTTGAGAAAGTAAGATTGACTATTCGAAAGATACTTGATACTATTCCTGTAATTGGTCATAATGTGAAATATGACCTTGTTTATTCATTGATTCATTTTGGTACAAATAATTTTAAGATTAAGGATGATACTTATCTTCAAGCATATATATTTTATGGGAAATCCTCTGGGATGAGTTTGGCTTTGAAACCATTGGCAAGAATGCTTCTTGGAATAGATGATGAATGGGAAAAGGAAGTTAACTCAATTATACAATCTAAGAGGCTTATTAAAGATCGTACTTTAGATAATGTACCTTTTGAAAAAGTAGCTAAATATAATGCTAAAGATGCTATCTCAACACTATTATTACATGAAGTTTTGGAGAAGAAGATAAATAGCCATCCTAAATTTCTTCCGGTTATTGATTTGTTGAGAAGAGCATCTGAAATGTTTACTAGAATTGAGGCATATGGACTTTCTGTTGATTTTGATCTTGTAAATAGGTTAAATAGTTTTTACTCAAGTTATTCTGAGGAAATCTTTTATAAGATAACAGATTATGATGTTATTAAGAAATTTTTAGCTAGTAATGGTAATAAGATTAATTTGATATCTTCTGAACATTTAAGGAAGATATTTTTTGATTCTCAGTATATGGGATTACCTGCTAAAGGATTTACAAATACAGGTAAACCATCAGCTAGTAAAGATGTGATAAAGCAGATTATTGAAGAAAATAAGGACAGTGCCTATGGACAGTTGCTACAACTTATTAATGAATATAGGAAGATTAATCTTGGTTATATAGCTAAGTATTTGAATCCAATAAAAAGTCAAACTGTCGATGGAATGTTTAAGCCTCAGTATTCTTTAGGTTTTACTGAGACTGGTAGGTTATCAAGCTTCTTTCATACCTTTCCAAAGAAAGGTGAAATTAAGAGACTAGTGAAATCTAGATGGTCAGATATTGGTGGAGTGATTCTCCACGGTGATTATTCTCAACTGGAGTTGAGGGTTTTGGCTGGGGTTTCTAATGAGCCCTCAATGATTCAGGCTTTTAAGGATGGTAAAGACATTCATAATGAGGTTGCTTGTGCTATTTTTAATGTTAAACCTGAAGAAGTTACTAGTGATATGCGAAAGCAAGCTAAGTTTACTGATTTTGGTATAGTATATGGGGAGGGAGTAGAGGGTTTGATGAATAGGCTTGGTTGTAGTAAGGCTAAGGCACAGAGTCTATTCGATATGATGTTTCAGAGGTTTCCTAAGATTAATGATTATATAAATTACTGTTATGACTTTGTTGAAAAGCACAAATATATTGAAACTTATTTTGGAAGAATAAGAATTTTGAAGGATATTGATTCTAAAATTCGTGGGGCTAAGAATGAGGCAAGACGTCAGGCTCAAAATACTCCGATTCAGGGTACTGCTAGTGATATTTGTCTTGATTCTGCTGTTAGGATTGATGATTGGTATAGAACTAATGGTCTAAACAGTGTAGTTATTGGTTCTGTTCATGATTCCATTCAGCAGGATGTTTATCCTTCAGAGCTATTAACTTGCTTGAAAAGATCTAAGTTTTTCGCTGAGGTTCAGGCAAGTTTTAGATATCCTTTTCTAAATGGGGTTCCTTTGAAGGTAGATTGGGAGCTGGGATGTTCATGGGGAGGGGGAGTAGAGTTCAGTACTGATGATTTTGTCAATTTTAAAATAGAAGGTTATGAATCTGATATTGAGGATTTATTTAAGAGACTTAGTATGAATTATAATGTTACACTTGGTTCAGATTTTGTTGAGGGTGAGCCGGATGATGAACAGGAGGTACCATTAAGCAAAAATTACGGTCATAAGGTTAAAGGCTTTATGACAATAAATTGGAGTTAACAATTAATAAAATAGGAGGTTAAAATGTTTGGTGATATAATGGATCTTGATAAGGCATTGGCGAATGCTGAAACTCTTGATAAGGAAATAATTCCATCTGTTGTTAGGCTGAAGAATGTTAGTTTATTAGATGTTGAGACTATTAGTATTGGGCATGATACTTTTAATTTGACTGAGAAGGCTAGCAAATCGTTTCATAAGATATTGGAAGTACCATTCACATTTAGTAGGTCATTAAAGAATAAATATTCCGATACGTGGCAGCAGTTGATTGATGCTCTGAGAAATAAGAAAGAGCTTGATGTGGCATTGGCAATTGACTATTCTGGTAGGAATGGTGTGTCTGGTTTAATAAGAAATGTTTATACACCCAACTCTCATCCAATTTCATTTTCTGATTTTGTTAAAATTGCTGAGAAAGTTGCTAATGAAAGTCATAGACGTGTTACTTTTGACATGACAAGGGAATTTCAATTTGCTACTTTTGGAAATAATGATTCTGATAAGTTTGCTATTGATGGTTCGGAAGTATTTTTTAGAAATGTTTCTGTATACAACTCTCCGATAATGCTAGATTCTGCTGTTGTTTATTCATCAATAGAAAGGATAGTTTGTTCTAATTTAATGTTACTTTCTAATGTTAGAAAGTTTTACCATAGAATAGTGCCTATTTCTGCTGAGCCAGGAAGGTTATTAGAGGCTAGTTTGTATTCTTCAATTCTTTCCAGGAGTGATATAAATAATTATACCAGAGAAAGATATGAGATTATGAAGAAGTATAATGCTTCTCTTATGGAATTAAATTTTGCTTATAATGTTCTTAAAAAATATTATGCTGAGGATGATCAAAACCTTCAGAATATATGGAATAAGCTTTCTCAGACAATTAGTGAATTTAAGCTTTCTTATCCGATAAAGAAGAAATCAGTGAAATGGCTTTCATCAGCAGAGAGCTCTTTCAAGTACTGGGACTTGTATAATGACATGACATATCTTAACTCACATTCGAAGATGAGTAACTTTTCATATTCTCCTATGGAAGTACCTGTTTTTATATCCTCATATTTTTCTAAGAATCCTGATCTGGTAGATATTGCTCCGTCAAGAGGTAAGTTATATGAACAAAATTGATGAAACTAATGGTGTCGGTTCTAAAAGCCAGGGAACCTTGATTTATTTGGATGGTATAGGTGGTGTTGGAAAATCTACTCTAGCTAAAGCATTTTCGGAGAAGTACAGTTATAAAATGTATGAGCTTCCGGGTAAGCTATTTCCAGAAATTGAAAAGTATGCTAATAGTTTGGAAATTGATAAAAAGGCAAAGTTTTTGGCTAATTCTTTATCCCGTGCTTTAACATATCCTCTGATTATGAAGGATATCCTTGAGGGTATTAATGTTATAGTTGACGGATCTTTTTTGTCACCATTGGTATACCAATCCATTATTGATGATATTGATATTAAGATACTTTTTAATATTGAATTGGATCTTCTACAACCTCCCCTTCCAACTTTGTTTGTTTTAGTAAAATCAAAGAAAATTACTGATGGTGGTGAGAATATTCTTAATAAAGAAGCGCAGGAATTTCAAAGAGTGTTTAATAGTGCTTATGACGATCTTTTCAGTCTTTTACGATCTAATAAGGTTATTTTTTATAATAATATGATATCAGTAGATTATGATGTTAATGAGTTATATAAAGTTGTAGTTGAAAGATCTTCTAACCAGGTAAAAGGTACTTCTAATATTATTCAAGTAGTCCGTGATTAAAATTATTCCGTACAATCAATTGTTTCTTAAACTTGATGGTCTCTCATTATCGGAGATAGATCTATTAAAAGACATACTTAAATTTAGTGATGATGAGAAAGACCAAGAGGTATTCTTTCATGATGATGATAAGAATAATGAGGAGGATAACCAGGAATATCAGGTTTATTTAAATAATGAGGATGGATTTTTTGTTCTTAGTGGTCTTAAAAATTATCTTATTTCTCAGTTTACTGAGAGGGGGATTGATTTTGAAGACCACTTTGAGCAGGAATTGAAAATGGAATATGAGCCAATTACAGATAAGTATTATCTTGATTGTAGTAATGATGGTGAGCGAAAATTTGAGTTAAGAGATTATCAAATATCTTCTGCTAATAAGGCGCTTCTTTTCCAGCGTGGTATTCTTGAGATACCTACCAGAGGTGGAAAGACTGAGATAGTTCTTGCTGCTATGAAGAGATTTAGAGAAAAGTATCCAGAATCGAAATGTTTATTAGTCTCATTTTCTTCATGGCTTATGCTTCAGAGTTATAATAGGTGTCTTCAGAGAGGATTTACTTCTGTTGGTAGATTATCTGGTGAATATAATGAGATAGAGGGGAATTATATAATTAGTGCTGTTATAGATTCTTTATATAACTCTGTTAAGAAGTTTCATAAAACTGGTGAGAGGGATGAGATTTATAGGCTGTTAGAAGAGGTAGAATTTATATTTTTTGATGAAGTTCATATGTTTGGGGCAGTAAGTAACTATTCCACTTTTTTGGAGTGTAAGAATGTAAAAATGTTTATTGGAGTTTCTGGTACTCCTTTTGTTGATAGAATAGGACCATATTCTAATATCAGGGATGCATTTGTTGTTGGGTACACTGGTGGATTAATTCAAAAAATTTCTTATCAGTATTTGGTTGAGAGAGGGTATTTAGCAGATACTCATGTATTCTTTTTATCGTATGAATTTAAAACTCCCAGGTACTTTATTTATTCTTATAGGAAGGTCTATGAATATTATATAGTGGAAAATAGAAATAGAAACGCTCTAGCTGTAGAAATTGCTGAAAAATTTTTTGAAAATGGTCTTACATGTCTGTTGTTAGTGAAAAGACTAGCTCATGGTAGGGAGCTTTTAAAAAGAATTTCGTTGTTCTATAAGGATGTTAAGTTTATTTATGGAGGTCCTGTTGTAGAAGGTATTGTTGATGGGGAGGTAAAAGAGTTAGATAATTTTCCTATAATGGAAAAATTTAATAAGGGAGAAATTAAGATATTAATAGGATCGGATGTTATTGCTACTGGTATAGATTTTCCTGCTCTTGATGCAGCTATTTTGTTAAGGGGGGAAGGAGTTTCTTATATTCCTACTCTTCAAACTGTAGCAAGGGCAACAAGTCCTAATTCTTACGAAAATAAAGCTTTTATTGTTGATTTTGTTGATTCTATACATGCTTATCTTGCCAGGCATTCAAGTTTTAGACTTAGAGATTACTATAATAGGGGTTATAAAGTTCATTTCAGTATTAATGAACTTGTCGATATGATTAGGGAAGTGAAGGAAATTAGAGAAAGAATGAAAAATACTGAACAGTATATACGTTAAAATTTTTATAGATTTCAATAACGAGAATAATTTTAAATGGAGTAAGTATGCCGGGAGTTATTGATTATAATATTGATTTTCAACTTGCTATTTTAGCGTTAATGATTAGAGACAGATCGTTTTTGTCTGATTATGGTTATGATATAATTAAGCCAGAGATATTTGAAAACTTTTATTTATCTACAATTTGTAATTTTATTGTAACATATTTTGTTAAATACGGGTCAGCTCCTACTCAGGCAGTATTAACTGCTCAGGTTCAGGATTATTGTAATACGATGAAGTTTAGTGATGAGATCTTATCAAATTATAATTCCTTTGTATCAAGAATCTGTACTGATGACTTTGGGGATCTTGATTTTGTCAAGGAGAAGGTATTGTCATGGGTTAGGAGGCAATCTTTCAGGGAAGGGATAAAAGAATCTCATAAACTTCTTGAAGAGGGGAAATATGAAGAGGCTCTCCAGCATATGCTAAAGAAAATGATGATAGGTCATAATGTTGGTAGTGGTTCTTCGTTGAAGTCCAAGATAGATACTTTTCCTGAGGAATATAGGAGATTATTTGGTCGTGAGGCTGTTATAGGTTCTGGATTCCCCTCTCTTGATATTTGTTTAAATGGCGGATTTGGTAAGAGAAGATTATATGTATTTCTTGCTCATCCTAAGGGTGGTAAGACTACTATGTTAGTAAATCTGGCGTGTAATTTTTTAAGACAAGGTCTTCCTGTTATGTATTATACTTGTGAGATGGAAGAGACAGAAATTTTGTTTAAGATATTTTCTAATTTGTCATTAATGACTCATGAAGAGATTATAAATCCACTTAATGATCAAAGATTTAGAAAGGAATTAGAAGAATTTAAGAAATATTCTGCAGATATCAGGGTGAAATTTTTTAATGGTGGGACTATTTCTACTAATGCTATAAAATCTCATCTTTCGAAATTGAAGATAACTACTGGATTTTCCCCTGAAGTTGTTATAGTAGATTATGCTGATTATCTTATTCCAACTGTCGGTTTGAAGGATTTTATGTATGATGATCTTGGTAATGTTTATCAAGATTTGATTAATCTTGGTGATTACTTCGATGTTCCTGTAATAACAGCGTCTCAGCCTAAGGTAGGGGCATGGGAAAAGGAATTTCTCGGGATTGGAGATATGTCCGGTTCTAGCAAGAAAGAGGCATTATTGTATGCTCTTATTAGTATAAACCAAAATAGTGAGGATAGAAATAAAAATCCTGAGGAATTTAAGTTGTATGTTTCTGCTGTAAGGATGGGGTTATCAGATAAGGTTATTTATTGTAAGTGGGATAAGGATAAAAATTATATGCAAGAAATCGAAGAGAAAAATATTCTTATTAGGAGATTAGAGAAATAAGTGGGAACCTTTTATTCATTTCTTACGTTTTAAATATGAACTGGTTTAAAAAGTAAAAGGAGATAGAGACATGACACAGCTAGAATTCCCATTGAGAGTGCGGGAACTTTTAAAGTCGAGGGGGTATGATTATGATAAGTCCGATTTTACTTATAAGATGGATAATTTTGGAATGGTTGATGTTTATTTTGGTGGGGTATATTCTAAGCACAAGTTTCCGTTTCTACATGTTGGTTTCTTTGCACCATCTGAAGAAAATGCTGAAAAAACCGTTTCACGGGTCGAACATTTTTATCAAAAACTACAAGTTAAATGATAAAGATGGGAACCTTTTGTTCATTTCTTACGTTTTAAATTAGAGGGAAGATATGAAATGATTAAGACAGCAAGATTGTTTTTGAATTTTAAAAAAGGGAGTGCAGATCATGTCAGTTAATTCTATAACAGTTGTGTTTTTTGTTTCTGTAGTTTTCTTGGTCATTATGGTAGATTTTGTTATTGCGTATATAATACTTGAGAAAATTGCTAACTATTTTTTAAATCGAAAGCGGATAAGGAAATGAAAGCAGTAAAGAATGAATACGGCGAGTACGTCGTAGTTGAGGGTGAATCTCGATATTTTGAGACTGAGTCAGCACAGCCAACATCACGGTTATTGAATGGTAGTCGTGATGCTAACTACGATGCTGAATATATAGGTTATGGCGAGATTGACGGCATCCCCGTGACAGCGGTTTATCTGTTTCATGCGGAGGATTGGGATAATGATGATGAGGACAGCTGGGATTGGGAGCACGCACTAAAGCGTATCATTGTCAATGTTGATAAGCTATCCGATCAGCAGTACGAACAATTAGTACGAGGAAGGGAGGTTAAAAGATGATGGAATTAACAAGGATGGTGGTTACCGCTTCTCCATTTTTTGAAGTTGGAGAGGAGCGGGTGTTTAAGCGTACCACTTCGAATGGTGGAACAATTATGACATGGTCTCATGAAACTGTAATATTGAAGCGAACATCAGATGGGGCTAAAATTGTAGGTAACTGGGATGTTGGGGAAAAACGATATCTTGAAAGTTTGAGTTCTGATTTTGATCCGAGGTTGACAAAGTATGAAGTGGATGGGGAATGTATTATACTTTCTAATTCTGATTTATTGATTCACGATGAGGATGAGTTTAAAAGCAAGTTGATTATGTATTGGTTCTTAGTGTGTGAAGATTCGCATCGTACAGTTAAAGAGGTAAAGGTTCGTTGGGGTGGAAAAGTATATACTATTTGGGGCAGCTGGAGTATTAGTTCTCGCCCTGAGTCCGATTCTGACAAGTGGATGAAGGAGGGAATAGGATATCCAACCTTGAAAAGTTCTGCAGAGATCGAGAAAATGCGGCAGTGGGGATATTATGTTTAAGTGGAACTGGAGGTAAGAAAATGACACACAACGAAGCAATGCAGCATATATATGAGAGTCTAAAACAGGGTAAATATACGTACGACGACCTTGAAAAGTTATACGTGCGTTTGAGGTTGCACGAACCTGATTTCGATTTCACGATGAACGTCAGCGCAGAGATTGACAAGCTTGCTCATAGCTTCCCGCACTGGCGGGGATGGGATGGGCGTGAATGGTTTGGTGTGGATACCGATAGGAGGAGAAAATGGGATATAATAGTTTTATAACGAATCAGCATTTGGAAGCAGACTCCTATCAAGAAAATATATCTCTTGCACATTATTTTATATTTAATAAAGACAGGGACATGGTTGAAGATAGGCTGTTTTTATTCATTAACAATGAGCCTGTTGCGGTGTGGATTGCAAAATATTAATACAGCCATGAAAGTTTATCTTATGAATTCCGCTATGATGCCTGCTGAAGGTATATATACACTAAAGAGGATTACTATAGGTGATTTTGAATATCTTCTTATACGTGCATATATGTCAGGACAGCTAGAAAACCATATCGGTTATGAACAGAATTTGAAACTTATAGCTGATTGGTGTGATATAAGGCTCTCTCCTGATCGTACTGAGGTTCATGGTCTTCAAGATGGAGATCGACTTCTTATAATGAAACTAAAATATCGTGTAAGCGATACTGCTCTTAAGACAGATAAGAAGTTCCAAAATAGCGTTTCTGCTGATGATTTTGACTTCTTCTTATCAGAATATAAAGGATCATAGAGATGTGTGTTAATACAGATTATAAAGGCTCTGAAGAAGAGTTTTCTAGATTAGTCAAAGGTATTCAATTAAAGAGGGTGGTAAGAAGAAATGGCAGTCTTTTTACTCCTTTTTGTTTGATGCCAATTGAGTTTGATAGAGTCTATTATGAGGACTCAAACGATATGATAGATAATAAGTATCCAGTATCTTTCCATGCATATCGTCTTATTACTGATGATTATACTGGCAATTTCTTTCATGACATGGTTGAGTATAGTGTTAGAGGAAAGGTTAGGATAGAATTTGACGTCCCTGCCATTATTGAAGATATTGTTGCTTATGATGTTATGCAAGTAGCAGGACGGGTGATATATGTGTTTAGTGAGAAGACTTGGAAAGAATATAATACAAGAAGAAAGCCGATTCATATATCTGATGAAATAATAGTGGAAACAGAAGATATTTTAAACTAATAAAGGAGGCATCTTCGATGAAGATCATTACGTTTATAGTTATAATCTGGATAGCTATTATAGTTTATATGATTTATGAAATCTCTAATGCTGAGGAAGGTTGGGAAGACGAGGAAGGTTATCATAGGGGTAGAAAAGAAGGCAAAGCGGCAAATCGGGATGAAGAAGAGAAGAAGTAAAAAACACGTAAAGCTCTTCGAGTGGACGAGGATTAAGCCAGATTATCCATCTTTGTTTATTACTAGAGATAAGGCGTTCCATTCAGACTATTATAATTATGCTATTTGGGAAATAGTCTTTAGTGAGGATGAAGGTTATAATATGTTACTGGATGGGGAGGGATATGAGTGGGGTGCACTTGAAGATTTTGTGGCCGATGAATATATGATAATTGAGAAATACTAATAAAATGGTTTGATAAATTAAAAATAAGCTATTTTAATTGGAGCTTTAAATGAAAAATAACGGTCTAGTTATGAGGCTTATGGAAGATAACAGGAGTTATATCCGGAAGATGTGTTTTAAGCACTATAATTCTAAATATTCATCTGAGGATTTATATCAGATCGTGGCTTTAAAGACTATTGAATGGCTTGGCAAAGATGAAGATCTTATTAATAAGAATATTTTTGATTTGAGAAGAATTCATAAAAAAGTGGTTCATGATGCTATAATAGATGAGATCAGAAAGACATTGAGGGAGATTGATTCCTCGATCCATAAGCTCAGGGTAGATGATATTAAGGAGTATCACCATCCTGTTGATCCTTCTAATCCGATCGGAGAGTTTGAAACTGGTGAGATAGCTAAATTGATAGAGGACAGAGTTAGAATAATAAACGAAAGGAAAGGTTATTCTGGTATTTATGAATTCTTTCTTGAAGCTGTAAATCCTAGTGAAGAGACTCTTGCTCTATATGAGGATTATAAGAAGAGTAAAACTAGGGTGAGAAGTTCTGCCAATGGGTATCTTATTCCCCCATTTGTTCTGGCAAAATTATTAGGAATTAGTCGTAATAAAATGTATAAGTATAGGTCCGCTATTTGGGAGGTATGTAAGGAGCTTTTCCCAAAGGAGGATCTTGCAAGTTTATATAAGCTTGGCTGGAAGTGATACTAGAATTTACAAAGAAATATTGGTTTTTAAGTAATTTTTACCCAGTTAATATTTACTATGATGGTATATTTTATCCGACTGTTAGTCATGCTTATCATGCTCAGAAGTTGTTAGATATTTATAATAAGAAAATTATTTCACAGGTTTCTGAGGAAACTCTTATAGTGGATTTTATTGATAATAATTTTAGAGATTGGGAAAGGGATCCTCTTTTTAAGTTTAAGAAACTTGAGATAATGGATGATTTATTAAGAATAAAATTTTCTAATCCAATTCTGCTTGCTAGGTTGTTGAAGACTGGGCATGAAAACTTAATATATGGTAATTATTTCCATATGAATTTCTGGGGATCTTGCCTGTGTGGGCATTGTAATAATTCTGGTGAAAATCATTTGGGTAAGATTCTAATGCTTGTAAGAGAAGAAGCTGAAATTAAAGGTGGTTATAGTTACGTAAATTCTTTATTGAAATATGGTAAATACTATTAAACTGGGTCCAGATGTAATGGCAGCTCGTATAGTTCAGAATGAGTTAAGAAAAATAATTTCTGATAGAGAGTTTGAAACCCTAAAAAGAATGTATAAACTGAGAAAGATTTTTAAGAAGAGAGCAAGAAATTACTTTTCGAATATTGTTAATAGAGTGTTAGTTGATTTGTTAGAGATTATAACCAGTATGTCTTTTTATGAGGCTGTTTATATCTCTTATGCCTTAGCGGACTTACTTTTTATTTATAGATTTTTTAATATTGATACTGTTAATAATATTAGGAAGATCCTACCGGAAGTGAAGTTGACTGGATGGAATAACGCTAAGAAAGACTATTTTGATGAGACATTTGAAACTCAAGTGAAGTTTATATTGACCAGGAGATAGCAATGTCAAATTATTTTGAGGCTATAGAAGGAATTAGAAGAGTATCCCAGATAAGACGTTATTCTGGTATGTTTCAGAACATTCCTCAAAGTGTTTCAGATCATTGTTTTAATACAGCTGTTCTTGGATTTTTGTTGGCAAGGAATATTAAGAATGAAAATACTGAAAACACTGAAAATACACCAGATGAGGTTATTGTTTTGAATCCTGAGCGTGTTGCTATCAGAGCTTTGTTTCATGATGTTGGTGAGGCTTTTACTGGTGATATTCCTTATCATTTTAGGAATAGATTAGTTAAGGAATTTGCTGATCGATGTGTAAGTATGTCAAGAATTGAATCCTTTTTTATCGATGAGCTTACTGATAATTATCCTGATGATGTTAGAAATTTGATAAAGTTTTTTATTGATGAGGATGATGAATCTGATCCAAATTATATTGTAGTGAAATTTTCTGATGTACTTGAGTCTGTTATTCACTCATATGAAGAAATGTCTACCGGTAATGACTTTTCAAGAGTGATATTTGAGAATGGTTTGTCAGTTATTAGAGAGAAGCTGGATAAAAATACTTGGCTAAAGTGTAGTATGGTGGATGATATTATTAATAAGTTTACTTTTAATATGCTATACTAGGAGGTAATAAAATGTGCGTGTATACTTTGCATGAGATGAATAATGAAGAGACTTTACGGATTTTGACATCTATTCAAACAAAATTATTAGAGGTTGTTAAGATTGGTGAGGAGGAGGCTCTTCGTACTTTGTATCGGGCTTTTCCTGTTGAACTTGATAAAGTTTATTTTGAAACAGATGAGGAATATATAGTTGAGAGTATTATAAAACTTTAACTAATCTATTGACAAATATAATTATTTATAGTAATTTATTTTATGAAGTTATCTGAATACGCAAAAAGATTGGGAATAAGTTATAGAACTGCGTGGCGGTATTTTAAGGAAGGGAAGTTAAATGCTTATCAGACGCACACAGGGACAATAATAGTAAAAGAAGAATTAAAACCTTCTGATAAGGCAGTTGCTATTTACTGTCGTGTATCATCTTCGGAGAATAAAAGCAATTTGGAGTCTCAGAAAAATAGACTATTAGATTACTGTGCAGCCAAAGGATATAAAGTTTGCAGGGTAGTTACAGAGGTCGGATCGGGGGTAAATGATACAAGAAAACAGTGGCTTTCATTGCTTAAGGATAAATCTATTAATCTTATAGTTGTTGAGCATAAAGATAGATTTACAAGATTTGGATTTAATGCATATAAGGTTTTACTGAATAATGAATACAGAGATATAGAAGTAGTAAATGAAGCTGAAAATGGCAGGGAAGACTTATTACAGGATCTTGTATCTATAATCACATCGTTTTGTGCAAGACTGTATGGGCAGAGGAGATGTAAGAGAAAGACGGAGAAGATAATCGAGGAGTTACGGGATGCTAAGGACATATAGGCTTGAACACTCTGCTAATAGGGGTAAACAAGATTCTGTGATAGCAACTATCGGGGAATATAGGAAAGTAGCTAAAAACATAGCAGACTTTCAATGGCGAAGATTTTATGAAGATGCTAGACCATTTTATAAGTATCTGTCTATCAAGCATATCTATTCGTTATTATCCGAGCGGTACAAACAGACCTGTCAGTGGCAGGTAGTTAGCGTTTTGAATAGCTTTATTGCAAACAGGAAGAATGATTTTATAATGACAGTATTACATTCCTCATTGTCAGAGGAGACAAAAATAGCCCTCCTTACTATCAATAAGTATAACTTATGGTATAGGAAGGGATTAAGGGATATAGATACAGATACTCTTAAACTTGCCCGTAAGATATTTAATCATATCATGTCCGGGCATCGAAAGCCATCATTCAAAAATATATCTATGCATCTTGATAATAAAGTAGCTCTTATATCAGGTAAGGTTGACGGTAAGGCGGTGAATTTTGACTACTGGATCAGATTATCTACTCTTAATAAAGGTAATCCTGTATATCTTCCTGTTATGACAAACCAGTATTTTGAAGACATAGAGGGTGAGTTGAAAAATTTCTGTCAGATAGGGTTAACTGATAATAATGAGTTAACAGTATCTTTTATCAAAGAAGTTCCTGATAAAAAAGATACATATAAACCAGTTACTGACAGGATATCTATAGATACGGGACTAAAGACATTATTTGCTACTAATACAGGTGACCTATTTGGTAAAAGATTTTATGATACTTTATTAAGGTTTGATACACTTATAACTACATTAGCATCGAACAGACAGAAGCAGGGATTAAGGATAAGAAGTAGTAGATATGATAAACTGGTTAATAGACTAAGAGCATATCTGGAGAATGAGATTAACAGATGTCTTAATAGACTAGTTACTTTATATATACCTGCTGAGATAGTAGTAGAGAGACTGGATTTCAGGCACCCTAAGTTATCAAAACGAATGAACCGTCTCATAAGCAATTTTGGTAAGTCTATTATCAAAGCGAAACTTGCCAGTCTATCAGAAGAATATGGAATAATTGTAACAGAGAGTAATGCAGTCTATAGTTCCCAGGAATGTTCTGTCTGTGGCTATATAGACAAGAAAAATAGGAAAGACCAGGCGGTTTTTAAGTGCAGGTTTTGTGGTACCAATCTTCATGCTGATGTGAATGCAGCTAGAAATCACCTTGCAAGAAGTTCTTGCGGGGTTATTAACGTTTACAAAAGCAAGAAGGTTGTTCTTCATATTCTGGTGAGTAGATTTTTATCTATCCTATCAGATATGGAGCATAAATTTGGAATGCCTCATAGTAAGGCTAAGGGCTTACTGTCAGGGAATCCTTACTTTAAGGAAGCTCTGGCACAGTCCGAAGGGTTTTTATAAACTGTTGAATGCTTATGTTTGTCTATAAAAATTCATACTATTATCAGATAACAGGTAAGGAATTTTTTGAAAAGGTAAAGGAAGTTAAGCCTTTTCTTGATTTTCTTATGAAAGGACTTGAGACTCTCTCCAAAGAAGATTTAGCAGGTTTTACAAAATTGAAAATAAAAAATGAATATTAAGAATATCATTAAGAGACTATTTTCAAGATATCCTGAAGAGACTGATATTGTTAATAGATTAAGATCAGTTAACAGAATTTTATTTGGTAAAAATTCTGTTATTCATACTAGTAGCAATCTTAATATTAAGGCTGATTTTGATGTAAATTATAATGGTAATCTTGATCTTAGTGGCTTAATTATCAGAAGTCTTGGTAATTTAAAATCAGTTAATGGATATTTAGATTTGTATCTTACTACCTTATCTAGTTTAGGTAGACTCGAACATGTTAAGGGATATTTGAATTTAGTTGGTACTCTTGTTAGTACTCTTGGAAATTTAAAGTATGTTGGGGGAACTTTATATGCTTATAATACTGTGCTATCTGATTTAGGTTCCCTTGAATATGTAGGGGGAGGATTATATTTAGCAGGTACAAAGATAACAAATCTTGGTAATTTGAAAAAGGTTGGAGGTTTTCTTGATCTATCAAATACTATTGTTTTAGATTTAGGACCATTAGAATATGTTGGTGGTAATATTTATCTTGAGAATACTCCAGTAAAAAGTCTTGGGTCTTTAAAAAAAGTAGTAGGCAATATTTATGTTGAGGAAGGATCTCTTTTGAATGTTGATAGCTTACCTACTCGTTTTAGAGATAAAGTAAGAATAGTGAAAAATAAAAAAGGAGAATGATAATATGTATGGTAAAGAAAGTCCTAGAGATTTTGCAAATGTTGAAATTAAGCCAGGAAGATGTAGAATTAGAGTTGGAGGAAATGAAAGGATTGGTATAAAGTGGAGTCCTACAGAATATGTTGTTCATAGTATTCTTCCAACTTTTATTACTGTTTATCCAGTAGGTTTCCCAAATAATAAGCAACAATTGAGACCAAAGGATATATTGATGGTAACTAAATAATATTACTTTTCTTATTTACTTTTATGTTTTACTATATCAAAATCTGAAGTTTTAAAACAGATATGATAGATTGGTATGGAAGACAATAATATATTATTAAAGCCAGAAGATAGTAGGTTAATAGATATAGTATTGAAAGAAGCTACCTATAACTCAAGAAAATATTTTGATTCTCTTACTCCCCATGAGAAAAAGTATTTTTATGATATAATTTATGAGTTAAAGACTCACGGTTACTCTGACAAGCTTAACCTTATTTGGGAGGCTGATTATGAAATCATTCCTCCGACTGTAGATGAATTTCTATGGGATGACTATTATCTTGGTAAAATAAACTCAGATCCTGAGAATGGATTGTATGATTTTTGGGCTGATTTGATAAAATATACTGTTGACCCATCTAATAATATTGTTGAAGTTATTGTCTTAGCTGCCAGGGGATCTGGTAAGAATACATTTGCGATACAGAGAATGGCTTATAGACTAGCTCACTTATTGTGCTTAAGGGATCCTGCTAGATATTACGGTCTGCAAATTGATACCTCACTTGTTTTATTTTTCTACAATATTGACCTTAAGAAGGCATTTGATGTCGGCTATAATAGGTTTGAAAAGCTTTTAAAGAGGTCACCATTCTTTAGTCAGTTTCTTTTGAGAACAAAATCACCTACTGCTGTGGTCTTGCCAAAAAGTATTGAGATAAAGATGGGATCTCAATTTGTTCATGGCTTATCTGAAGCAATTTATGATTGTAGCTTGGATGAGGCCAATTTTGGTAAAGGATCTACATCTAAAGAAGAGTCTCAGGTAATGAAGAACTATAGGTCTGTTAGAGAAGGTGCCAATTCCAGATTTATGAGACCAGGAGGTATCGTCAGTGCTCAGCTTTGTCTAACATCTTCTAAAAGAGGTGAGAGTGATGCTCTTACCAGGCATGCTGAGGCCAGTAAATCAATACCAACTACTCTTGTTGTAGATGATGTTCCGTTGTGGAAAGTTAAGACAAAGAGAGCTCATAAGGTTATATCTTTTTATTCTGGTAAGACATTCAGGGTAGCTGTCGGTAATCAGTATAGAGAATCAAGAGTATTGGAGGATAATGAGCCTGATCCAGTAGGAATGCAAGTAGTAAAGATTCCTATTGAGTATTATAATTCATTTAGGAATCCAAATACTATTAATGAGGCTCTCCAGGATATTGCTAATGTAAGTACATATGGGTATGGTAAATTAATAAAGAATAGAGATAAAGTTAGATTGGCTGTTAAAAATTGTCCTATTCCTCAATTTTTCAATACTGAACAGATAATTCTTGATTTTGACAATCCTACTCAAAAGTTACAAGATTACTTAAATGTTAATGCTTTGAAGGATTGGATTGATAAAAATAAGTTTATAACGTGCTCTGTTCACTTTGATGTCGGTCTAACTGGTGATAAATTTGGAGTGGGAGTGTCTTATATTTCAGGAAGAAAATTGGTTTCAAGGTTTGATCAAACTACTGGTTATGAAACTCATCATGAAGAGTATGTTTACTCTGTTCTCCTCATGGCTGGTATATCTCCACTTGCTGGTAAGCAGATTCCATTCTGGAAAATTGTTACTTTTTTTGTTTGGCTAAGAGATGAACTAGGATTATCAATAGGTATTGTTAGCTCTGATCTTGGGCATAGTATGGCTGCTATGTTATTACAAACTTTTAAGCAAAATGGTTTTAATACTAGAAAATTAAGTCTTGATAAGACTGATGTCGGATATTTAACAATAAGAGAGTTATATGATGAGGAACGTATACTTCATCCCCACCATTCCTTGTTTCTTGATGAGTTATTTAATCTTGAGCACGATGAAAAGAATAGAAAAGTAGATCATCCAGAGACTGGATCGAAAGATGTCGCTGATGGTGTTGTAGGAAGTATATACAATTTTATAGATGCTAAAGAACTTGTTGATAGTTACTATGAACCGACATCAATTGATGAAAAAGAGGAGAGACATCTTATGAGAGAATTGGAAAGAAAAGCTAAAGAAGAAGAGATTGATAAGGATATTGACTTTGGCTTTAACAGGCATACACTTTAATATAGATTTGGTGGCTGATACCAATGTACAGAATCCTACCTTATGGTCTAACATTCCTACAGACCAACAGACTCAAACACGTCCTCCTTATGATGAATGCACTCTCATCATATATTAATAGTAATCGCCAGTTCTGTATGTTGTTCAGCCACCAAGTAAATAAGATAAGAAATAAAAATGTGTTTTGATGTTGGATATATAAAGCAAGAAAAAGATAATGTAGCTGATGTTATGTGCTCTATTCACGAAAAAAGTTTACAACTTAATGGATTTGGGGCTGAGCTTTATGGTGAGGCAAGGATTACGATACCCAATTATGACTTTCCTGTTGAGCTTGACCATGTTTATTATTGGACCTCTAATGAATTAATGTATGGAATATATCCCAGTCTTTTTCATGCTTATCGTAAACAATTCCTTATGAAGAAAGAAGTATTCTGGTTTGAGCACTTTACTGAATATCCTGGAATGCCTATGTTTATTTTTGTTCCTACAATTATTGAGGATGTTGTTTATTTTGACAATATTCAGGTAGCAGGTAGGGTAATGTATCTTTTCTCTCCGAAATCCTGGAGAGAATATCAGGAAGTGAAACCTATACATATTTTTGAAAATGAAATTATTGTAGAAACTGAGTGTAAATTATGATTAATATTGATAATATTTCTCCAACATATCGTCCTGATGTAAAAACTACTAATTGCCCTTTTTGTGAAGTTAAAGGGAAAACTCCAGATACTAAACATCATCTTTATCTTTATGAGAGTACAAATTCTTATTATTGTTTTCGGTGTAATAGTACTGGTAAATTAACAGATCTTTTATCAGAGGAAGCTAGAAGTCTATTTAGACCTCCTCTTCCTGAGATTCTTACATATTTTGATAGTTTTGATAAGGATATTTCTCCACGTAGTATTAATTTAGATGAAATATCAAGGCCTATTTTTGAGGGTAGTGATGCTTATAGATATCTCAGGGAGGTTAGGAATCTATCAGATATTGAAATTTCTTATTATGGATTTAGGATAGGTATAGATAAATATCGTGGACGTATTATTATTCCAGTTACAGATAGTAGGGGTAATTTTACATATTTTGTTTCTCGAGCATATTATGGTCAGGCTATAAGATATAAAAACCCTTCGATCAGGAAGGAAGACATTTTATTTAACTATGATAAATGTAAAACTGATCTGGTTATAATATGTGAGGGGGTTTTTTCTGCTATAGCCTCTGATAAGTTTTTGGGATTTACTGGAGAGTATGATTCTTCGGTTGCTATACTTGGGTCCCATCTCTCCTGGTATCAAGAGATGTTAATAGCTGGGAAATTCAGAAAAGCTATTGTTGCTCTGGATGGTGATAGAAAGCTTTCGGAATTTGAGGCTATTGAAAATAGATTGAGAAAACAAGGTCTATTAGTTTCATCAATCTATCTTCCAGACGGTAAAGATCCTGAAGAAAGAGGTAAGGAGGTATGGGTAAGAGAATTTAATAAGGCTGTGGGGAGAATGAATGGGGTTGTTGAAGATATCTGGGAACAGTATGTTAATAATTAAATAGAGAGGAAACATTCATGAAAGATCAAGATTCTGATACGGACGTTGTAGACAGTAAACCAAATTCAAAGCTTACTCTGGTTTTTGAATTTGAAAAGGAGAAATATGAGTTAGAGAAACCTTTAAGATTGAATTTATATGAGGAAGATATCTGGTATAAGAAAGTTCAATCTATGATGAAGGAGGAGTTGTTTAAGCGTGTCTCTGACTATGAGTTTATATATTTCTTTTCTCTTCCGTTGAAGCCAAAAATTAGAGTTAATAAAAATGTTACTTTTGATCTAGTAGAGGGTGGAAATGACTTGTGGCTTGTTAGTAAAGCTAAAGGCAAGATTAATAAAAGAGAAACAAAGAGGCTTATGAATTTATATAAATATCTTGAATATGCCTCTGATATAAAGATTTTTGCTAAATTAAAAATTACTGGTTATGATATAAGAGAATACATAATGTTCATAAAATTATGGGAGGATAAAAATGAAAACTGAAGTTGATGATAAAGCAGTTGTGACTTCTTTATCAATTCCGTCTAGTATTAAAGGTGAGGCTGTCAGGTTAGCCCGGAGTAATGGTAAATCTTTCAGTTCCTTTGTTACAGAATTGTTGATAAGAGAAATTAAATTAAATAACCAGCAACAAATAAGGAATGAGGAGAAAAGCGGAAATTTAGAAATAGGTGGTTAATTCTTAAATCTTAAGTTGGTGTAAGGTGTTTTTGTGTTCCTAATAGCATGGGAAGGGTGTGTTTATGGACATTAGTTTTGTAATGAGACTTGATGGCGAGGAGATTGAATTATCTCTCGAAGAGACTATAGAAATGGTTAGCTTTCTCTCTGCTTTGCTTGGTGTAAGTGAATATTCTCCATCCTTCCCTTATCCTGCTTGCTCAAATTCACCAATAATAGAATATTTAGTTGAAAATGCGTAGTTAATGTTGTTAGACGATGGAACCTTTTCTTTGTTTGTTACGTTTTAAATATGAGTAGAGAAGGAGAAATAAAATGAAGATTACTAGGCAGCAAGCAAGAAAGGTTCTTGAGAGCTCTTTTCCAGATTTTCGTGGTCGTAAGATAGAGCTTGTTTTGACAAACAAAGTCACCCTGAGGCATCTTAATGCTGATGGGGGAGTACAATTTGACTATTGTGCTGTTAGGTGGGATGGTAAGTCAGAGTCACTTGATGTCCCAGCTCCGTGGTTGCATAATCTTGAATATCAGGATGTTAATATTCCTGCTGGTTATGCTGTTGTTGAGAGACGATCTATTTGGAATAGGAACTCTGTTGTTATTTATTATAATCCTGGTATTGATAGTATTGATTCTGGTAAGTTAATCTCTGGAGGATTGAAAAATGTGTACTAGCAAAACTAATATCTCCTATTCTGGAACCCACCATACGACTGAGGTGGATATTGTGGATGATTCATGTTTTACATTCTCATTCGTCTACAATTCTGTGGATAACAAAATAAAATTTTATCTACTTGATACTGATAACGGACAGGAAGTAGGAGAGATTCTGTCATTTCCACAATTTGTGAAGATGGTGCAACAAGTAACACAACTTAAAGGAGAGAAATAATGTATAACGTAGATGCATTCGTAGAGATGGAGCTCCCTTATCATGAGGAGTTTCTTAAGGAGCTTCTGGCTGATTTCGGCTGGGAGTTTCAGGATGGAAAAATTCATCCTGTTCAGACGGGAAACTGTAGTGGGCACGATCCTGCTGCAGAGGGCACTATGCTTGTTGGTTGGTATGAAAATGCGGCATATAACTGTCCACATTGCTATCCAGGTTCCAATCCAGCATGTCTTGATTGGGATGCTGATAAGAATTATATCCGTCTGAGTGGTGTTCCTGAGAGTACGAAGTTCCAGCGAATGCTGGATTTGGCTCGTAAACACCACCAAGCCCTGTGGAACTATGCTTATAAGTCCTGGCTTGATCAAGAAGAGGATTTGTCACACTATAGGTAGGCGTGGACTCTAGTAAGCTAATAAAGGAGATTATAAAATGAATAATCAGTTTGTTGGTCAGCGGTTTTCACCCCAGCCCGATTCGATTTGGGGTGATATGGTTGTTTATTTGACAGATATTGTTGGGAAAAGAGATGACTGGTATGTTGGGGTAGATATATACGGGCGGAATTTTCTATCAGCAGAAGGAATTGAGCATGTTTTTTACCCTGAGGATATATTTACTTTAGAGGAATTAAAAAGTAGAGGTAAGCAATGAGTAAGGTATCAAAAGTCGTTGATAAAGCGGTAGAGAGCAATTTTAATCATGTTTCTTTATTTAAGAAAGATATTGATGAGTTAGTGAGCATTCAGAAGATGCAAGCTGATCTTAAAGCTAAGGAGGATAAGATTCGTAGCAAGATTATCGCTGATGCAAAGGTGCGATATGAAAAAGATGGTAAAGCTAATAACTATAGATCAAGCTACATCTATGAGGGTGATAGGACAAGTGGAATGATGGTTATTTTTCAGAGTAAATATTATCCTGTTACTAAAGATTTATTTGAGAGTCATCCAGATATAGTTAATGAAGTAAGATCTTTGAAGGTTAAAGATACTAGTGATCATGTCGTTGAGGAGCTGGTGACTCTTCTCGGGGAAGAGAAGTTTTTGAAGTATTTTAAAGTAGAAGTAAGTTATCAAGTCAGACCTGGTTTTGCTCAGTCTCAGTTTGAATTACCTGACGAGGTTAGAAATTTATTTGTTCAATATAACCCTAGTTTTAAAATGCTTGGAGAATAGTTATGGAAGAGAAATTTTGGATAAGTTCGAATGGTAAGTTTTATGATCTAAAAAAGTTAGGAATAAAGAATCATTATACTTTTTTCAATAAGCATCCTGAAGGGATCCAGGTCAGGAAATTTTGGGGATATAGTAAGCCATTTAGTGAGAAAGATAATATTATTGCAATAAAACATGGTTGGATAAGGGGATTGGAAATATATGATACCTTAAATCTTTCTTATCTTGGAGATTATCTTACAAAACGTCCAACTTCATATAAAGCTAAGGATGAGTTGTTTGACCATTTAGAAGGAATAGATAACGTTCAGGTTGATCTCATTCTTAACGATGGATCTCAGAAAGCTTATTATTTTTCATTGAAAGATTTCTTATCCTTGATAGAGACCAGACGATCTCATGATAAAGTAAATAAGATACTTCGTGAAAGTAATGATATGGAGAAATGAAATGAAAACTGAAACAATTGCATCTACCAATGCGCAACCTATTAAGTGGGAAATTCTAGCTTCAGATACGTCTGAAGGGCTGTCTATAACAATAATACAGAATGGAAAAGTTGATGGTCATGTTGTCTTTAATAACGATGGTTCTGTTTCGGTTGATTATCCTGGTTGTTTGATCTGTACTTTTGGACCTTCCTTTAAGCTTGAAACCCCAGAGATGCTGTTATGGGCTCTCTGGAAATGGACTGAGAGGGAAGGTAGGCGATCCAAAACTGCTGAAGTTATTAATAGAATGTATGAAGACATTGAATATCTTTATCATCATGAAGTGCAAAATGGTTAAAATATGACTAGAGAAGAGTTTGTTATCCAGATGACTGGATTAGTAGGAGAAGTAGTTAAGTGTATAGGGCAGGGATATCCCAGACCTGATGAATATTATATTCCCAAGAATCATAATTTAATTGAGATTAATAGGGATAGTATTGATTCTTTAAAAAGCGAATATATTCAGTCTATTGTTCCTAATTATTATTTGCAAATAGGTGATATAGTGAAATTGGTAGATGATTCCGGTACTGGTATTTCAGATGATCCGAGATCCAAGTTTTATCAAAATCAGCAATATAATATTCCTAATCCTATTAATCCTTCTGGCATTTATATTGTTTCGGATTTTGTTACTGATTATGTTGGTAATATTTATTGCATTATTAAACCATATGAATTTATTTCAGCTAATACAAATATATCTTTATCAAAGGTAGTTTATAGGAGTTCAATATATTTTACTTCTAATAATTTAGTACATTTTATTAGAATCAACTCATAATTATGGAGTAATAATATGAATTGGGTTATAGAAGGGAAATTAAAGAATGAAGAGGATTATCACCCGATTGTAAAATTTGATGACCTTGTTAAAGCATGGAGTGTTTTTTCCAATATGAAATCTTCATCTAAATCTATGGAATATAATCTTAGGCAGGAACTTCCTGGAGACGATGAGAGGATTAGTAAAGAATGACTCGTGATGAATATATTGCTGCATTGACACCAATAATTGGTGATAGGAGTGATGAGACATTTGGTACTTTTTATAATTTCAATGCAGTTCAGGAGTCTGCTAATATTGCTTATATTAAGCAAGAATATTTGAATACTTTTCTGATGACATCTCCAATACAGGTAGGATCAATTATACAGATTATTGGAGATATAAATAAGAAGTCAGAGGAATACAATAGTCTTTATATTGTTACTTCTTTTGTTGTTGATTATCGTGGTGCAATATATGCACGACTTAGTCCTTATCGTGATACTTTGCAGACTATTCCGATACAGTATAAGATGAGTTCTGTATATCATGTTAATAGTACTTTACCAGAATATATTATTAAGTTATGTTAAAAAATAAGTCAAACAAGAAAGGAGAATAATATGTTTGATAATATTGGTGATAGGTCTGACTGGAATGATAATACCGATATTAGGATAGGTAATACTAATGTTGTCTTGAAGGGGAGTACTCCAATAACTGTATTGAGAAAGGGTATTTTCCGTACTAAGATATTAGATATTAAATTATACCAGATACGTGATGGTGATCGTATTTGGGCAAATGGGGAATGGACACCTGAGGTCAAAGTTCCATTTTTTGCTTTTTCTAATAAAATAAAATTTAGATCTGAAGGTCCTGGAGCAATTTCCAGTTTTCTTATTGGTTTTGTTGGTACGATGCTTCTCGGTAGTGCTTTTGAGAATAGGAAGAAGTAATAGGTGGAGGCGAGAATGAATACATTGCCGTGGGTTAAGAAAATCCCAGAGGGGATTCATGTGTTTTTGACTAGGAATCGATATGGAGATACATATGAGTATCAGGTATACAAGTTATATGATGATGGTGATGGAGATAAATATTATGTTAATAGTTGTGATAATTATGTAGTAGGATCCATACGGGCAGATGATTATCTTATAATTGAGGAGTGATAAAAATGGAAGATCAAGTAAATAATAGTAAAAATAATAAGTATTTTTCTAAGACATACCTAACTATAGCTCTTGTAATTGTAGAGATCTTAATATTGTATGTATACTCTATTTTTCTAAAAAACCATAAAGATCCAGTTATTGTAAAGACTCCTCCTGGATTTGAAGAACGGGTAGGTTCTATTCCTACGTTTCTTAATTTTGATATAGTATCATTTGATACTGGACGTACTTGGTATATTAAAGATGGTGGAAAAATTCTTGGTAATGTCGAGGAAATGCGTCCGGGTACATTGAGCTATTTAAATTCGTTTGATTCTTTAAGGACTATACTGAGAAATACTACTGGTAATGTAATAGATTCTACTAACTATGAGGTTTTATCTTTGCTCACTAATTTGACTAAGTTGCCGGGTTTTAAAAATGTTAATCAGGTTTCAAACAAAAAATTCAATAAATAAAAAGACATTGGACTTAATTTTTTCTAGATATTCTAAATATAATGATTTAGATTCTGCAATAGCCAGGTTTGGGTTTGATCTTCTTAATAACCCGGATGAATTTGGACTTTCTCGTAAAGAGATGGAAAGAGCATTAAATTTTTGTAAAAAATTTCTTTCATCTAAGGACCTATTAATTATTTTGAATTAACTGGATGCTAGCATTCTCAGATCTAGAGAAGTCAGCTGGGGTTGAGCTAACATATGATATCATAAATAAATCATATGAGCTCTTTTTGCATCTAAAATCCGATCATGATGATTCAGTTTTTGAGGATTTTATAAAGACTTCTCTTCCAATTATTAGTTCGGTAATTAAGACAGTATCTATTAACAGGGGTATTTTATTAAAAGATTTTGATAATGATGAACTAAGACAACAATTGTTGGTGGACCTTATCTCTCTGATAAATTCTACAAACGTTTTTCCGTCATCAAATGCTTATTATGTTTATTTGAAAAAGAAATTTAGTGGGACCGTAAATGAATTTATAACAGATAATTTAAAAATGGGTATTGATTTAGATGACGAAAGTAATAATATTGCCGATGAAAGTACTGATGATGATATCTCTCCATATATCAGTGAGATATTAAGTATTTTAGAAAAATTCTTAGCTTTTTCAAAAAAGAATGAACGGGAAGCTATTTTGTATATAGCAAGGTCTATTCTTGATCCTGGGGTAAAGTCTTCCCCTTTTATTATTTTTCAAAAGTTTTCTATTAGAAGATCTTTTTATAATATTTTACTTAAAAGAGCTCATTTTCTACTTAAACTTTCCTATCTTGTCCAGCAGGAATATCTTACTTTGAGAGAGGTTTATAAATTTAGAGGGGATCACGTGAAAATAGATAAGTTGTATTTGAGCTTGATGTTGTTAGATAACTATAGATACCTTCCAGATCTGCTTTTTGTATTTGGAGATAAACTTCCATACCTTCTTAAGGTTCTTGGTGGTAAGTCTATCTCTCTTCCCGATGAAAATGAGATAAAAGATGTTTCCAGGAAGGTTGATATTTTTATGGCTGTTGAAGAAGATGGTTCGGAGGATAACATTAATTTTTTATCAAAGAAATATAGTATGTCAAAGAAGGATATATTGGATTTACATTTGTTTATTTCTAATAAGTTGAGGAATTTGATAAAAAAATGAAAATAGAAATTGATGATAAATTGCTGGAGAAGATAGTATCTTCTTCTGATGATGAAGTTCAGCAGGCCAGGATGCTGGTTGAAAGTATGTTAGACTCTAAAGCAAAAAGATTGTTTGCTTATTCAATAGCTGTTATGATTAAGAGGCTTGAGAGTCTGATTGAATTTTCTAATAAACTAAATGTTATTGAGACTAAGTTACTAGAAAGAAGTGCCAATAATTTGTCTGATAAGGAATTATTGGATTTTTATACTAGGTTAAATAATGAATATAGAGAACAACTTTCTATGTTGATCTCAGTTTTAGATATGGCAAAGGATGAAATCAATGCATAGGCGATCTACTTTACTTAATGAAAAAGAGCTGGTTAGAAAGCTTAAGAATTCTTTTAAAGAATTGCAGGTTTCTAACGAAAATTGGGAAGAGATTGTTAGGGATACATTTAGGTATATGAGAGAGTCATTAGCTGAGGGTAATTTTATAGCCTTAAAAAATTTTGGGAATTTTTCTTTAAGGAGACGTAAATCGTATACCAGGCCTTCTGGGATAGTGCCAGAGGGAGTGATACATGTTCCTGAAGAGATTCAGGTTATATTTACTCCAAGTGTTAATCTTCATGATGATTTACAGAAGTTATTAAAGGTAATTAAGGATGAGCGAATTACCGAAGATTAATGATATAGTTACTAAGATCGTATCAAAAGAAGATACTTCTAGCTTTGATTCAGATTTTCTTTTGCAGCTAAAGAGAAGTGTTGATTCTGTTACTGCTATTTATACTTTTAATCAGTTTAGAAGACTTGAGAGATTAATGGAGGTTATTGACTGGGGAGAATCTATTATTTACAATCCTGAAAGGTTAGCTAGCCTTCAGTCAAATTTTGAGGAAGTAAATAAGATTTTATACAATGCTCAGAATCAGTTATCTGAGATATTGAAATTTCTTGGTGATTTATCAGTAAGATTAGCCCCAGTACAGGGTGCTGACCAATTTAGATCCTACATATCCCAGGCCTTTATCAATGTAAATTCGGTCTCTAATAGGACCTTGAATATTAATCAACCTTCTATCTTGGATAGAGATTCTAGAGAAAAGATAAGGTTGTTGGCTTCAAAGTTTATTGATTTAATAAAGAGTGAAAAGAAACAAGAGGAGAATTTAAATGAGTATGGAAATCAGGAACCAAAAACTGGAAGCGATTGATGATTATTTTGATAGGATAAATAAGAAAATGGAGAATTTAATGAAAGATAAGACGTATGATAGGTATTGTCCAATATGTAGCAAACCAATTCGTGAGGGTGATGATGTGACAGTTATAGATGCTACAAATAGGATACTGGCTCATAAGGTTTGTTTAGAAAGCTTGAAAAAGGAAAATAAGACAGATAATAGGAAGCTTTTGATTGATTGAGTTATGATTAACTTAGATAATGTTACTTTACTTTGTGTTGATTGTATTCATCCTCAGCTAGCTCTAAAAGCCATAGATATAAGTACTAGAGGAATTAATTTTGGTAAGATTAAATTGATTACCGATGTTTCAAATCGTACAATTGGTTCATCTGTCAATATTAATAACTTCTTTGTTTATACTACAGGTTTGGTTACTGATATTAGGACTTACAGTAAATTTATTATAAACAATCTTATTAATTATGTTGATACTGATTATTGTTTAATAATTCAATATGATGGCTATATTCTTAATCCATCTGCCTGGGATTATAGATTTCTTGACTATGATTATATTGGTGCACCATGGTGGGATAGAGTAGTTGGAAATGGAGGATTTTCTTTACGTAGTAAGAAGTTTCTTGAGGCATCTTCCAAGCTTGGTATTAAAGATATTAACTCTGGTGAGGATGATGTTTTATGTAGGCAGTATAGAAGTGTTCTTGAGAATATGTCTATTAGGTTTGCTCCATATGAGCTAGCCAGTAAATTTTCTATTGAATATTGTGGACCAAATGGTTATAAGTGGAATGGCGAGTTTGGATTTCATGATTTCAGAACTGATATAAGTGCAGCTATTAAATAACTAACTTAAGAAATGACAAATTTTAGATTTATTGATCTTACTAAGAAACAACTACGTAAGTTGAAAGCTCTTAGTCCTATTCCAGTTTATTTGGAGTTTTTTGCTCCTGGTGAAGTTCTGATATCTATTTCTGATGAAACATCTCAAGAGATAAAAATTCATCCTGATTTTGGTGCCATTTTTAAGTTACCAGAAAATAACGGACCAGGTACTTTTTATTATACTGTTCCGCAATGTTTGACAGATGATTTTATTAAATTTTTATTGATGTATTATAAGGGATTTTTTAAAACTGATATTTATAAGTTATGTTTAAGACAATATTTTGAATACTGTGAGTGAAGATAATGGCATTTGGTCCCAATACATATGTTATGATAAATGATGGCTCAGTCCAGTTGTTAAGTTCTCTTGTTCCATTATCTGATATTTGTACTTATGGCTGGAATAGTGATAGTAGAATTATACCAGTTATAAATACTGTTGAAAATCCAGTATCTGTTTCTGAGTCTGTTATTATTACTATGTTTGATGATTATGAGATAGAATGTGATCCAAATCAACAGTTTCTTCTATATTCTGGTATTTATAAGTATGCTTATACTCTGATTCCAAATGATGTTCTTATGTCTGCTGTCGGAATGAATTCTAATGGATATCAGAAAAACCTTGCTCAATTGACTGTTGGAGTGTTTAAACCATATTCGGGGACCAGTCCTAATTATGTTGTTGAACCATTTCCTGGAAATATTGTTAACTCTATTAGGTTATTTTCTAACAAATCTCCTGTTACTATGTATTCATTGTATAACGAGATAACAAATAATTATGCTCTAGGAAATGGAGTTTTTGTTCATGTTTAATAATAATTGGATGAAGCTATGAGTAGTTTTTTATCTTTCTATATGATTTCGGGATCAGATAGGTTACAGTTTAAACAACCAATAATTGTTGAAGTTAGTCGCTCTTCTGATAGTGATATTTGGATAGCTGATTATCCGGAGTTAAATATCTATGGTGAGGGCGAAGATGAAAGTCAGGCAATAGAAGACTTTAAGCTTGCCCTTGAGGAATCTTATTTTGGTTTAAAAAAGGATAAAGAGAAGTTAGGCACAGAATTAAAGCAGAAATGGGATGTTTTTCAACAAATCATTCAGGAAAAATAATATTTATCAAAAATAAATATGGAGGATAACTATGAGTGATAAATTTGATCTTCAACCATTATCTGATCGTTTAATAATAAAGCCTATAGAATATGAAGAAAAGACAAAAGGTGGACTGTTTATTCCAGATGTAGCTAAGGAACGTCCTCAGCAGGGTATGGTGGTTGCTGCTGGTCCTGGGAGACTGAATGATGAAGGAAAAGAAATTCCAATGAGAGTAAAAGTAGGTGATAAGGTTCTTTATGGGAAATATACTGGAACTCAGATTACTTATGATGATGTTGAATATATAATTATGAAAGAAACTGAAATTCTGGCTATAATCAATAGGTAAACTAACTGTTGAATATTTTATTATATTTTTTGCTAAAAACTACTTGACAAATATATATTTTTGTATATAATATAAGTATGTATAAAATTGGTCAGTTTTCAAAGCTTACAGGCATATCAATACCAACTTTAAGAGTATGGGATAAAAAAGAAATATTAAAACCAGAATTTAAAACGCCACATGGAGAAAGAAGATATAGTGATGCTCAACTACAGAGTATACTTCAGAAGAAATCAGATATATCACGTATTAATATAGGTTATGCAAGAGTAAGTTCAAAGAAGCAAGAAAATGATTTAAAAAGACAGATTGATCTATTAGAGCTGTTTTTAACAAAACAAGGTAAACCTTTTAAAATAATCTCTGATATAGGAAGCGGTATAAATTACTCAAAAGCAGGGTTAAAAGAATTAATAAAGTTAATATCATTAAACCAAATAGATAAAATTTATGTTCTGTATAAAGACAGGCTTGTTAGATTTGGCTTTGAACTTATAGAAGAATTTGCAAAACTTCACAGTACAAATATTGAAATAGTTAATCAAACAGAGGATAAAACTGACGAGGAAGAGTTAGTAGAAGATATTTTAAATATAATTCACGTTTTTTCTTGTAAGCTGAATGGTAAGAAAAGCCATATAAACAAGAGAGTGGCTGAAAGGTTATTAAATGAGAACTACTCTGAAAAAACAGGACATTAACTCTAACGAAGAGCTAAGAACTCTATCTATAAGAATAAACTCAACCAAACTAAACAAAAAAATTCTATCTTTAGTTTATTCCTACCGTCACTTTGAAAATATCCTACTTATCCTTATAAAGCAAAACTATGAGCTCTATATTCAAGGAAAAGACATAAACGATTTTAAATATCTTACTAATAAACAGACATTAAGAAATGCTCTTTTAGACTATAAAACTAAAAATTCAAAGGATTCAAACTACTTAAATGAAAAATATAAAGACAGCGAACTATGGCAAAGTCTTAAAAAAACAGCTAAGACTATAAAACAACACAACTTTGTATACATAATAGACAGAGTAAAATCAAATTATAAAACATATTTTACTAATATGCAGATGTGGCATGAAAACCTAAGCTTATTTACAGGAATGCCTAAACCACCAAGACCTAAAAAGCTTTCTAAGCTAACTAACTATGCGATTGACATAGACAGATATACAGCTTTGTCTTTTGTTAAGCTAGAGAATAAAAACCTTATAGGCGTAAATTTATCAAACAAGATGTTTTATATAAACTGCAATTCTACGCAAGTTAAAAAATTGACAGACCTGGATAAGCTCTACTCTGCAAAGATTGTTTACGACAATGGCTTATTGTATTTAAATATTTCCTATCTTAAAAAGACAACTAATTTTATACCACTTGTAGTTAAAGAGTCAGGTATTGATATTGGTATAGACAACCTTGCAGCTGTTTTTGTGAATGATAAAACAACACCTTCTCTTATAATAGATGGCAAACCATTTAAACATTATAATGCAAAATTCAACAGGCTATTATCAAAACTCAATGAATCAAAATCTCAAGAGGTGTTAGAGTGGAGAACTTCTAAAACAGGTATAAAATATCCTGTAAAATATACTCAAAGAGGCAAAGACATAAATAAATTCATATCGTTCTTGTACTCCAAAAGAAACAGATATTTTTATGATCAATTCCATAAAGTCTCAAAGCGTATTGTAGAATATCTGCACTTTAACAACGTAACAGATCTTTACTTATCTAAAAACCTTGCAGAACTTAAAAATAATGGTAAATGCAAATTAAGCAAATTAGTAAAGCAGGGTTTTATACAAATACCCTTTATAAGGTTTTTAAAAAACATTGAATATAAAGCTCAAGAGCTAGGTATAAATATTCACTGGATAGATGAATCCTATTCTTCTAAATCAAGCTGTGTATCAGATGATATAATTAGCATACAGCTGAATAAGCCAAAATCAACTAATGCTTTCAATGGAAAGCGTGTTGAAAGGGGATTGTTTTTAGATACCTTACTAAACAAAGTATTCAATGCTGACATTAACGGTGCAGTAAATCATATTAAGATTGGAGTTGCAAAAAGCTTTGAGTGGCTAAAAAACAGCTTGTTTAAGCTGTGCAATCCAATAAAAATAAGAAGTGACTACGAATTCTGTAGGTTTTTAAAGAGCTTGCAGGATAGTGTGTCAGGTAAGTCTGTGCTATGTACAAATCAAAGCATAGAGGCGTCGGTGTCTACTGTATGAGTAAGCTTTTAACAGAAAATGGTAGACGTAAGTCGACGGCAATACTATGAAATTTAGTAAGACTCTTCCCTTTTACGGCCATAACATATCTCTTAATCGTCGAATTGGTGATGAGATAGGTATGACAGCTGTTATAAGATACTATATTGATCACTTTAATCTTCCTGTATATTATAAAGATAATAATAGGTATATATCTGCTAGAAGGATATTTCCTGATGGGCTTGTTAACTTTCTTGAACTTTATGAGAAGATTCCTGAATCTCAGTTTCTCCAGGAATATTGTATATGGATTTTTACTCCATTTCTTAGAGAGATTGGGATATATTCTTCAAGCAGATATAAAATGAAGGGGAATCCTTCTATTGATGTGTTGATGGTACCACTATTTAAACCAGGATATAATCCTTACCGTGAGTGGGATGTTAATTTTACTATAAAAGCTTATAATGCTATAAGGGAAAAGGTATCGAATATGAAAATAGTTGTTGATGCTAATAAGCTTACTTATGAGTTGATGCAGCTTCCTGGTTTAGTTGTAAGGAATTCCCCTTATGAGATTTTTGATCTGGTATGTGATTCGAAAGTATTTATTGGTGGGGATTCTGGGTTCTCCCATTTTGCTGGTTCTGTTGGTCACAATAAAATGATTTTATTATATGGTGATCATAGTAAGTACGGGTCATTTGATGGATGGTATAGGCAGAGAGAGCAGATGGCTGATGAGTTAGAGGATGATAGATTATTGAAGGCTAAATTGGTATTTGATACTAGACCGTGTTGCTCATTAGACAATTTTACTGAACTTGAGTTAATAAACAATAAAGTTGATATTGATTTATTGAAAAATACTATAATTAACTATTTGGAGGTATAATATGGGAACAACTGTGGATGAATTCGATACTGCCCCTGCTCTGTTTCTTGCTGATAAAAGTAGGGAGTCTGCTAAGTTTATTAATATCAAATATGAAAGGACTTTTGATCTTGATAAATTGAGGATAATCGGTTTAAAAGACAATTATTTATTTGTCAGGACTATTGATGTATTTGAGTTTAATAAAGTTACGGCTACGGTAGAAAACAGAATTAGGGTTGGCTTAAAAGATAATATTTCTGCAGAGATAGTTGGTACAAAGGTTTCTTCTGTCTGTGATGCTGGGTTTAGAGGATGTATTGAGTTTAAGATATTATTAACCAAATATGGTGTAGAATTAGCAAAGAAAGCTCTTGTTAATAGGTTTACAAAATCTGTGGGTAAAAGAGAATCTGAAAGCTTAAGAATGTTATTAAGTTCTATAAATCAGTCGTTTCAGTTGTATCTCCACCCGTGTGATAATAATTATTATATTGATAATAATGCTGGAATGATAGCTCCTAATTATGTGTTCTTTTATGATAATCGAGATCTGTCTAAAAAAGCAAGCATTTTTAAAAAATTGAGATTATTCAGTCTTACTAACAAATAGATATAATTCTTGTTTTTAACGGTTTAATGTTTGTATTATAAGGCTTTAATTAATCTATTGACAAATATAGTTGTTTGCGATTTTGAATGTAGGTTTTGTGGTACCAATCTTCATGCTGATGTGAATGCAGCTAGAAATCACCTTGCAAGAAGTTCTTGCGGGGTTATTAACGTTTACAAAAGCAAGAAGGTTGTTCTTCATATTCTGGTGAGTAGATTTTTATCTATCCTATCAGATATGGAGCATAAATTTGGAATGCCTCATAGTAAGGCTAAGGGCTTACTGTCAGGGAATCTTTATTTTAAGGAAGCTCTGGCACAGTCCGAAGGGTTTTTGTAGATTGTTGTGTGTTTATATTTGTCTATAAAAATTCATACTATTAGTCGGTTTTTTTAGACTTATTATACCTATTTTGAAAGGAATTGGTTATGGATATTAAAAATTTACTTAAAACTCTTCCCGCTGATGAAATAGTTGATTCATTAACAAATGAGGATCATACTGATCATTTTTTGAATAGCTATGGAAGGGAAACTCAAGGTTTTTATTCTACAGATGTTGATAATGATAATCTAGAGGGTGATGATAATACTGACGGTGAAGAGGATACTATTGATCCCGAGGTTGAAAATAGCCTTTCAGAAATAAAAGATGCTATTTCTAGATATGTTGATTCCCATCCAGATTGTGATTTGAAAGACTTTATTAAGATGGTGCATGATGCTGTAGATGAAGTGGAAGAGCATTATGAGGATGATGGTGAAGAAGAATATGATAGTGATGAAGAATACGGAACCGAAGAAAAATGATAATGGGAAGCTAATAGATAATATAGTTACTATTAGTAAAAGTGAAGATGAAACCGGTTACATTGTTACTTTTCTCATTTATTATCCAAGCTCTACCTGGTTATATAAGGTTGATTTTATTTCAGAGTACAACTATAACATGTGGTTAAAGAATAGATATTTGCAAGAGAATTTTGGTAGAAAATCAGCTTATATAAAAGCTCATGCTTTTGAAGCTCATAAGGTTGATGATTTTGAGAGAGATGAGTCTAAAATTCAATCAGATCTGATGATGTTTTTGATGGATGCACTTTTAAGTTAGTATGATATTAACATTTGTATTGAAAAATTGGAAGTTAATAAGTATCGGTGCTATAGTATTTATAATTTTGGTTTATACTGACTATAGGAATATTAAGACAATAGAAGATTTGAAAGTAAGGTTACAATCTCAGCAACAGGTTTATAATCAAAATCAAAAGGCTTATCAAGAAGAGATTAATGAAAAAGCTGATAGTATTCAGATATTAACAAGTAGAGTTTTTGATTTGAATGCGGAAAATTCTGATTTGAGAAAGCAGTATAATGTTTACAAGCAGCAAGTTACTATTTTGATAGATAGTGTGAATTCAACAGGAAAAGCATTAGCTGGTCTTCTTACTGATTCTTCAGGAAATAAAATTGCTAGAGTTTCTTTTAGTGGAAATAAAAATATTTTTGAGTATTCTGGATATACAGACTATTATTTTCCCCCATCCACTTTGGGATCTGATTATAACATATCGATATCAACCAGACCATTTGATATTTATAATAAGCTCTATTACGATTTTAATGATAAAACTATTAAGATAAATACGACTACTGATGCTTCTGGTATTAAGTTTTTGGTTAATAATGCAATAGATTCTTCAATATATACTGGTCTTGTTCAGACTATAGTAAAAACGAAAACAGAGAGGATTTATTCTACTCCTCCTATAGGATTATTATTTAAAGCCAATCTTGGTCTTGGGTATGGTAATGTTAAGCTAACTAATGGTCAGTTCAATGTTATGATTGATGCTGATGTGGTTGGATACTATAAGCATATAAATATAGATTGGCATCCTTTCCAGCAGTATATATCTGCTGGAGTATTTTATAATTTTGATATTGGACATTTTGTAAAATCTGTGTTTTAATAATATGTATAGAAGAAGATTGTTAGACTTAATATCTAATGCCTCTAATAATCCTGGATCGATGACTATTGATGATCTAATAAATAAGATACTCAGTCTCGACGGTAATGTGAAGGTTAGTATTAAGATTAAGAAATCTACTAAGGAAGATGATGAGGATGAAAGTATTATAGAGAAAGAAGAAGACCAGCATCCTCTTATTTATTTGGTAAGGCATGGTGCTACTACAGACGTTGATAATAATGTACATGGTTGGTTAAATATTCCTTTGAGTGGAAAGGGTAAGGCAGAGGCTCAGGAAGTTGGTGAGAAACTTGCTAGTAATGATATTCATATCGATAGAATATATTCTTCAGATATGAAGCGTACTGAAGAGACGGCCAGGATAATAGGTAGTTATCTTGGAATAGATAAAATTATTCCAGTCTTTGATCTTAGGTCCTGGAATTCTGGAGTTTACGAAGGTAAGCCAGTAAAGCAGAGTTTACCAGAGTTGCATAAGTATGTTGAGAATCCTAATGAAAAAATTCCTGATGGAGAAAGTTTTAATGATTTTAGATACAGATTTCTTTCATATTTATCTGATATGATCTGGAGGGCTAAAAAGAATAATGAAGTATATATGCTGGTAGCTCACTATAGAAATCTAAAGATAACTAAGGCATGGATTGCCCAGGGAGCTGAGAATTCTTTTGATATTGATACTAAGGATTTTCTTGAGTATGACCCAGATATAAGTCCTACATCGGTTTTTGTTTTGTTTGAAGATGAGGATGGTGATCTTCATATGGAAGAGCTTCTTCCTAAAGAAGAAGAAGTTAAGTAATTACTTTTTATTTAATTTTTACTGAGTTTGAATTTTGTGTGCACACATTTAAAAACAAATATGGAGTAAATGTAAAATGTTCTATTTAAGGGTAAATCAGAGTGCAGTTACCAGTACTGTACAGAGTAAGATAGCTGGTCTTAAAGATTCTTCAATAAAGTTGGTAGGGATGCCTTTTGGTCCTTCTATAGTAGAGGGAACAAATGATTCTGCTGTTGCTAAAGCATTTGTAGCTTTGCAGAGTCAACTGGCTGATGGTAATATGGTAGATGCTTTTGGTAGCTTTGGTGGTCAGCATCTTCATCAGAAGAGTCTGCCAGTTAATGGAACGTATACCACTTATTTTCAGTGAGTATTTGGTTTATAGTTTTTAGGCTAAATGTCTAGCTCGGACATTTAGTGCTTGCCTCCAACTGGCACCATGGTGATAACGGTAAGCTATGGTGCCAGCGAATTTTAATGTTATAGGAGATTCTTATGTTTACATTTGATATAAAAATGACTACAGTTTCAGATCAGAATATAAAGAGTTGCCAGAATATTGCTGCTACTTCTTCTCTGAATCTGAAGGTAGTTGGTACTCCATTTGGTCCTTATCAGGTTAGAAGTACCACGCCTACCAATGATAGTAATTATGGTAATGCTGTAGCATTATTACATGGTCTTATAAATAAAGGATCTGATACTCATAGTGCTATAATTGTTGGAAATATTGTTAATTCAGCATTGCAGATCTCTTTTTCCCCATCTAGCATTACACCAGTAAATAACTGGTGGTTTCCTGCAATAACATAAAATAGGATAAGAAGTATGAAATCTGTAAATAAACACGAGGTTAGATCTTATATTAGAGATCTTATCGGTAAGAATAAATCAGAAGATGAAATAGTGTCAGAGATAACTAAAATGTTTGGTCTTTCACCATATGAAGCACATCAGGAGTATGCCCACGTTACTAAATATGAGTCAGTTAAGAGATATGAATCAATTAAAAATATACTGTTGAAGTATGCAAGTGGGAAGATAGATATTGATGAGACTGTTGATATAATAATGTCTGAACAATTTGGTAATCAGGATGAGTATCCTCAAAATTTTGCTACTAAGTATGGTCATAAGACAGATGCTTATATGAATTCTGAGGAAGTTCCTGATATTGATAATTCCTCTGTTACTCCTGGAGAATTTCATAAGTGGCTTAGTAAAATGTTGAAGGGACGTAAGGGTGGAAGATTACGAAAGACTGAGGATGTAAATGATACTAATTATGATTCGATGTGGAATAATCTTACTCCATCTGAGAAGAAAGCTATGATTACCGGAGTATTGATGAAGAAGAAAGAGTTAGCTAAGGGAGCTGAACCTAATACGGTTGCTAGTAAATATTCTCAATATTCCTGGAGTGGTATCCCTCAGGATATTCGTAAGGAGATAGTTGGTGAATCTGAAGAAAATGAAGATGCTTATCAATCGCCATTTGAGCTTCCTGGTGGTTACGATAACCCAGAAGATTATGGAGCAGAGACTCCAGGAGAAGAGGGAGCAGCCAGGGCTCTTGGTAATAAGTCTGGTGATTTGAAAGTTGGTGACTATGTTAATACTCCAGATGGCTCTGGTATTGTTAGTTATATAGATTCAGAAACAGATAAAGTTATTGTTGAGTTATCTGATGGTACTAAGAAAGCTTATGATAGGAGTGTGGTTGGTTGATGGAGTTAGTTATAATTTCATCTATAGAAAGTGAGCTTGTAATAGATTCCAGTATAACTCAAGAGCTTGTTATAAATTCATCAATTAGTGAATAATGCCTATAGTTTATACAGATCCTTTTATAGTCGGATCAACAATAATCTGTTCAATAAGTATTTACCAGAATGGGCTTTTATATGATCCTTCAACTTCTGTTACAATTTCAATAATTGATCCTACTGGGACTCCAGTTGTTAGTAATCAAGTAATGATTAGAGATTCCGTTGGAGTTTATCACTATAATTTTCAGACTACTGGAATTATAGTTTTTGGAGTGTATACTGTGATCTACACTGCTACTGATGGATCAATGGTCTCTATTCAGAATGATAATTTTAAGCTATTAAATGTTAATAGTTTTATTGGTTCTAATATAAATCTTTAGCTCAGGCCAGTTGGGCGATTTGACACAAGGACTCTTAGTCGTCCAACTGGTTAATTTTAGTGAGATGATAGATATAGATAATATAGTATACGACATACTGAGTGAGAAGTTAATCAAGCTCCCAGATTCTATTGAGAAAACTATTGTAGTAGATATAGATGGTGTTGTATATGAAATATTGAAAGAGAATTTGATCAAGCTTCCAAATTCCCTTATTGAGAAGATATCCAGCTGGATTTGGGAATCTTTATTAAGAGAAAGTTATTATAAGTCTGTTGATTATCTTAAAGACCACAGGGATCTTGCTACTAATATTAACTATACTAAAATGTTTGATTTCTACAATAAGCAGTTTAGAAAGATAGGATCCAGACCAGATGAGCCAAGAGATTTTTTTATTAAGAAGACGTTTATGTTTGATGCAGAGGATGTTCCCGATGATTATGCTGGTAAGATAGAAACTCCTAGAAAGATACAGGTTGTTTTAGATACTAGATATCTAACAAAGATGGGAGGTACGTATCCTGGTAATCCGATAAAGATTATAATGAGATTTGACAGGGATAGGATTCTTGGTTTATATGATGATATATCAAATGGTTATTCAGGTGAGGATAAAGTATTATCTTCATTAAGAAGTTATTATGGTGAGTTGAGAGAAGTTCTTGAGCATGAGTTTACCCACGTTATGCAAATTCTTAATCCTAAGCTTTTTAAGAAGGAGTGGGATAAGACAGTTGATATGTTTGGAGAAATAGAGCAAAAAGCATATGCTAGAGATCTTTATAATGAAATAATAAAGTATATTGATACAAATAGTAGAGGAAGACTATCTTCTGATGATTTTTATAGAATAGTTAATGGTTATCTACTCTATGATACCAATCCGGTGAAATGGATTGTTAGGCTAAGAGACAGGGATGAGTCTTCTTTTAAAAAGATTGTAAAATCTTTGTATAAGGAACTTGATAAGGAAGGACTGATATATGATATCTAATATATCTTTTAAAGAGTTAGTAGAAAGATATGGACTTGAGAGAGCCACTGAAATTTTTAGGGAAGGGGAAGAACTATCAAGACGGCTTATTGATATGTTTGTTACTACTGGCAAGGTCGATATGGATACTCTTAAGAAGATAGCCGATATAGATCCAACAGGCAATAAGAAATATGTTCCATGGCTTGTTAAGATGTATATTAAGGACAAAGAAAGTTTTGATTTTGATCATCTTATTAGCATAATTCCTGAATTTGATGCCCTGGTAAAGAGTGGTTATATTGAATCACAGGATAGGGATATAAACAGGTTTGGGTCGATACAAGAGCTTATTGATATTGTTAATGATGCTAATAATAGGAAATCAGCATCTGTAAGTTCTTTGTCAAAAGATTTTGAAGTAGTAAGAGATGATGAAGATTTTCTTGTAGTTGTTCCTCATTCCCATGAAGCTTCTAGAAAGCTTGGGCTTAAGTATTTTTCAAACTTTGATAGGGATGATGTTAAGGATGATGAGAGGAATAATTGTACCTGGTGTACAACTTACAAAACCTCTGCTCATTGGAATAATTATTATAATAAACAGATACTTACTCTTTATTATATCTTGGCCAGAAATCCTGATATTGCTAAAAAATTAAAAGCCAGGGTGTCTCCATATGCTGATAAAATGGCTGTTGTTGTCTATACAGATGGAAGGTTCGAGTTGTGGGATGGGGATTACCCAAAGAACAAAAGAATGAATAGTGAACAGGTGAAGGCTTATATGGATATTACTGGCTACTCTAATCTTATGGTGGGGGATACCGTTGAAGTTCCTGGTGGTAAGAAAGGTGTTGTTGACGAGATAGATTCTGAAAACTATACTGCTACTGTTAAGTTTAGAAACGGTAAAGTAGAGGTTTTCAATGTTAATGATTTAAAAAAGATATCTAAATAAAAACAGTGGAGCTATATATGAAGAATATCTTATTAAAGCTGAAAAACTTTATGTTATGGGTATATTCAAAGGAGCCAGCATTTCTACTTGAGAACGGGTGGTTTAATGAATCTCTTGCTGGATTTGTTGGTGGTCTATTCTTTATGTTAATATTTGGTGGATCACTGTTGTGGACATTTATAGTATTTAATATCATTAGCGTTTTGTATGAGACAGTTATTGATCCAAACGGCTGGGATATAGAAGATGTATTGATGAGAGTTCCAGCATTGGTTTTAGCTATGACTTTATGGAAATTATTATAGGATAAAAAATGAAAAAGATTAGAGAGCTATTGAAGAGTGGTCTATCTTCTGACCAGATTGTTAAGAAAATCCTTGAGGGGGAAGAGACTGAGCCGGATGTTGCTCCTCCTCCTACAAAGACGGAGCCAGATGAACCTGAAAAGTCTCCTAGTAAAAAAACTAAACCAAATCCATTTCGTAAGCCAGGTATCGAGCCAGGTACTGAACCACAGCCGAAAGCCCTTCCAGTAAAGTATCCTACACATATTAAGGCCAGGATGCATCCGAAGGTTCAGAAGGATATAGATACTGGTAATAATCCCTATTCAAAGCTGGGATTGGCCAGTGATGAGTTTTTAGCTGATATTTCTTCAAAACATTTTGCTGATATAGTAGAGGCTATTGAGAAATATTCTGGTATAGATGTTAAATCAGTGGCAGATATTGCTCCAGCTTTGCAGATTATAGTTAGTAATATTGAAGATATAGAATCAAATTATAGGGATATTCTCGAAGCAGTAGCTGTTGACCTTGTGAAAAAGCATTTTGGTATTGAAGATGATGAGGTAGAATTTGATGCAAAGATTAGTAGTCATGTAGATCTTGGTGATGTTAAATTAAAAGGTACTGATCTCAATAAGCTTTCTAAAGATATTGAGCATTTTGATACTACCCTTGAAATGGCAAAACGTAAGTTTGTTAACGGATTGATTCAGGGGGCGGCTATAAATAGCCTGAATATGTATCATCTTGTTAAGGAAGACTTAGATAAGATAGATCCTGATTTATTGGATATGTACGGATTGCTTTCAGCACTGGCTGAATTTGGTTACTGGGTAGTTCCTGATCTTGAAGCTATTGGTGGTGCTCCTGGTGATAGTCATTCTGGTGGAAAGTCTAGAATTGATCTTAGTGGTGATAAACCAAAGATAATAGCTGTTGGTAAAAACTTTCCGATACTTGTTCAAGAGTTAGTAAAAGGCGTTATGGAATTACTATCTACTCACGGACTACCAAAAGATCCTAATGTCAGGAAGAAAGTTTTGAATGATGTTGACTCACTCGCTGGTGAATTCTGGGATATAAGGTTTGGTCCTAAGATATGGAAAAAGATTTTATCTTCTCTTGAGGGTGAATATAACCCCAGAGCTGTTAGTTTATTTTATACTGAGCTAGTCCAGCTTGAGCCATATGAGTTTAAGGATCTTATGAGAAGACTTTTGGATAATAAGCCAGATGCAATAAAGAAGATTAATGATATGTACAATAAGGCTCTTGATGATTTGAAGGAAGAATCATTTAAGCTTTTCGATCCTATTCTAAAAAGATTATTAAGTTAATAGGAGATTTGATAAATGCAATATCTTGATCCTGCAATGAATTTTTCAGTTGTTACTGTATCCCAGGGATATGGTAATACTGATACTGTTATAGCTCTTGGAACAGGTCAGGGGGCTATGTTATTAAATCCTGCTGTTGTTGGAGCTTATAACGGTGTATGGTATAACTCAACTGACTATCCAGATATAATTTCTGATCCTTATAAAGAGATAATAAGGGTAGTTGCTATAAATGGTGATTCAATAACTATTTTGAGGGGTCAAGAGAATAGTGGGGTATTTTACCACAATACTTCTGGTAAAGTTTATCAAATTGCATTTGGTATAACAGCTAAGTTTAGAAATGATATTGAATCAGCTCTTGAGTCTCTGTCAAGTGCAAACTCCTCTTTTTTAAGTGGTTTTATACAGGTTACTAATAGTTCTACTTTAACTTCAGGTACAAATACTACTTACACATTCCCTCCATTTCCAGTTAGCTTCTTAGAAGTTAAGATCTATGTTGATGCCTTTCCTGGTACTACAGGTTCTGGATATCAGCTTGGTATTTCTTATAGTTCAGCAAACCAGACTATTGAGGTTATTAAGAAATCTATTTTTGGTAGTTCTGTTGTTGAGAGTTATAACAAGTATTCAAGCGGAACATCTGGTCTTCAAGTTACTACTATTGATCAGAACCCTACAGCCTCAGGAAGCGGAATTATAGAAGTTACTTTGTTATTTTCTAATCCCTCACCCTCTTCTACTCTTACCTTTTATGCTGCTCAGTATACTCCTGTCAATGTTACTCAACAGTTTAATACCAACGCTATAATGCGGTGGTATAGATGAGATTCATAATTAAACTAATAAATTAATAAACTAATTAAATAATCAACTTATGATACTAGAGAGGATTATTTGGATTATGGAACCGTGGCGCACCATAATAGAAGTATTATTAACAGCAATGATTGGTCTCAATGTTCTTATAATTAAGGGATTGTTTACTCGTGTTGGAAATGTTGAAGAGAGTTTCCAAGATCATATTTTTACACAAAATGAAGATCTTAGTAATATTAATGATAAACTGAAGTCTGTTCGTGATAATTATATTGATAGATTTGCTGAGGTTAATGCTAATGTGTCTGCAGTAAAAGAAGAGTTGCTTAAAGAGCTTAGTGAAATAAAAGTAGCTATAGCTAAGTTACAGACATTCAATGAGACTATTAAGAAGAATTAATAGGAATTCTCTGTCAGTGTTTCCAAGGCCAATTCCCCTTGTCTATTCTTCTTCAGGGCGTTTAGTTAAAAATTGGTCATATTTTGACCCTTTTATAAGCTATAACAAAGTCATTTTTACTCTTTAAAGTTACTTTAGATATTTAAACAACCTTAAAATAAATAGGTATATATTATGAATTATTCAGACTTAATAGTCACTCTTATCCAGCTGGCAATCTTTTCTGTTTTTGTAACATCTCTAATAGAGGTTATAAAGAGTATATCAGCTATAGGATTCTTTAATATGATAAAAGAGTTCTTTGCTACTCTTATGTCTAATAAGCCTATGTCATCTGAGAGTTTCCCTGTATTAAATTATGTTATATCATTACTCTTTTGCTGGGCTTTTAATACTACCATCATGGCTCATATTCTTAGTAATTATGGTGGATTCCAATCTACGTTATCACATAGTCAACAACTATTTTCAAAGTGGTTAGACTATCTTAGTACTGCAGCTGTGATATATAAGGGTAGTGATATTATGTTTAAGAAGTTTATAAATGTAATAGAGGAGAGTAAAGACCTTAAGAGTGCAATTGAATCAACAGAACCCCCTGTTAGTAAGTAATACTATTAAGGTGGTTATTAAGATTTGTATTAGTCGTTGTTATGGTTATAATAATAATTTACAGGCTTCCAGCCAGAAAGCCCCTTACTTTAGTGGGGGAAGGAAAAACATCAATACTATTTTAGACAGAGACCATGGATAATTTATTTTTAAGAAATCTATTTAAATTTAACTTCTCTAATCCCCAACAACCCCCATCATCTACTGAAATGGAGGATGAGGATGTTGCTGGGTCCATGACATATAGTACGATAATGAATCGTAATTATCTCCAGTTTCTTGGAGATTTTACTGCTGTTACTAATAGGAGAAGAGAAGTATATAAGGATGTAGAATTATTAGATGAAGATGAGATAATATCCCAGG